ATTTACTGTAAAAGCAAAGGCACCGACTGCGGCGAAAACTGTTGATTGGGATTATGAAGCAATCAAGGAACGAATGAAGGGGAAGAGTATTGTATTTTGTCTTCCTGGTCGTGGGTGTTCTTTTCAATTTTTGAAGAGTTTTGTACAATTGTGCTTTGACATGGTACAGAATGGTATGAGTATTCAAATTTCTCAGGACTATTCTTCAATGGTAAATTTTGCACGTTGTAAGTGTCTTGGTGCAAATGTATTGCGTGGACCGAAGCAAATTCCATGGGATGGTAAGTTGAATTATGATTATCAGCTTTGGATTGACTCGGACATTGTTTTCAACACAGAAAAGTTCTGGCAATTGTGCGATCTTGCTCTGAATGAGGAAGGTGAGGATAAGGAAGTTGTTGCTGGATGGTATGCCACAGAAGATGGGCGCACGACATCAGTAGCACACTGGTTGGAGGAAGAAGATTTCCGCAACAATGGTGGAGTGATGAATCATGAGACTGTTGAATCCATTTCAAAGCGTAAGAAGCCTTTTACTGTTGATTATACAGGATTTGGTTGGGTATTGATTAAGAATGGAGTATTTGAGAATCTTGAGTATCCATGGTTTGCACCTAAGATGCAAGTTTTTGAGTCTGGTGCAGTACAAGATATGTGTGGGGAAGATGTTTCCTTCTGTTTAGATGCAAAGGAAGCAGGATTTGATATTTGGTGTGATCCACGTATTCGTGTGGGACATGAAAAAACTCGTGTAATTTGATTGGAGATTTAACTTATGGCACTTAATAAGACTATTTTTACTCCGGCGGCTCCTAAGAAGACTCGTCAAGGGCGCTCTGCTCGTACATTGCTCTCTGCAACATCTCGTAATGGAAAGAAGAAAAAGTATCGGGGTCAAGGTAAATAGATAAAGAATAAGATTCTTTTGATGTACCATTTAGAAGTATCTAATGAATGGAATTCAATACATCCAAAAGATCTTTGGGTTTATAATAAACTCATTTTAAATCGTCTTCTAGGGCATCTCTGTGGACCTACAGGGATGCCTGTTTCATATTCTGGATATTATATCGTCCGACCAAGTATTAATTTACTTGGTATGGGGCGATTTTCGCGTAAGGAGTGGATTGAGAAGGATACTGAGCACTTTCATCCTTCCGAATTTTGGTGTGAGATCTTTGAAGGAGAACATCTAAGTGTTGATTATCAGAATCGAAAAGCAAAATTGGTAGTCAAAGGTGAAAGATATATTAATGATCCTTACTATAAGTGGAAAAAATGGTCTATCATAGATGAGAAAGTAGAATATCCATCAATATTAGAAGAATTGGTTGGTGATTATGAGTGGATCAACTGCGAATTTATTGGAAACAAGTTAATTGAAGTTCATTTTAGAAGAAATCCAGATTTTAGATATGGAAATACCGTTGCAATTCCAGTTTGGAAGGGTGAAGATTTAAAGAATGATAAAAATCTAAAATTTATTGAGGATGAAGATTACCTAAGAAAAGGATTTTACATTGATTCCGGGATAGAAACCCCGTAAAAAGTTCTGTTCAACCTCAAAAAGGAGAAAACAGATGGCAATGAACCCAAATCCAGATAGGAATAAAAATTATATGAAAGAAGTTTGGGGAACAAGTAGTCTTATTACTGATTATTGGTCATTAGAAGCACCAGATAACGAGCGTAATATGAATTCTAGAATGCTTCGTGAGATCAATAATGATGATATGACACCCAAAAAGCATGATTTTTCTGTTCAGAAGGAAATTCATGAAAAAATCCGCAATGATAATGATTATGATGACTGGGAATATGGTACAGAACCTATTTTTGGGTGATAAATAAGATAGAATTATTGTTTTTTAGATGCCTTTAGAGCGGGTTAGTAAAGCTTTTAAGGATATTAGTCTGTCATTTCAGTCTAATCCCCTAAATTTTGACTTAATCGCTGTTAAAAACGAGACAGCGATATCTCGCTCTATCCGAAATCTAGTTTATACAGTCCCTGGAGAGAGATTTTTCAATCAAAATATTGGATGTAAAATCTCTCAAAGTTTATTTGAGAATATTGATCAGATTTCTGCTTCGGCAATTAAGGATGAAATTAAAAATACGATCGAAAATTATGAACCAAGGGTTGATTTAATCGATGTTGATGTAAATCCTAATTATGAGAACAATGAATTTAACGTTACTATAAGATATTTCATTGTGGGAATTGATGCATTACCTCAACAGTTATCATTTGCATTACTACCAACACGATAATGGCACTAGTAAACTTCACTAATCTAGATTTCGATCAGATTAAGACTACTATTAAGAATTATTTGAGGTCTAACTCAAATTTTACGGACTATGATTTTGAAGGTTCCAATCTATCCGTAATTATTGATACCTTAGCATATAATACTTACATTGCATCTTATAATGCAAGTATGGTGAGTAATGAAGTTTTTATTGATAGTGCAACTCTAAGAGAAAATGTAGTTTCTCTTGCAAGAAATATTGGATATGTTCCAAGATCAAGAAAATCTTCAAGAGCAGTAATAAGTTTTTTTGTTGATACTGCAGCATTTGATTCTGTTCCAGTAACACTTACTTTAAGAAAAGGTTTAGTTTGCACAACTTCATCTTTTGGAAATGAAAACTATACATTCTCAATACTTGATGACATTACAGTTCCTGTTGTAAATGGAATTGCAACTTTTGATTCTATTGAAATATATGAAGGGACTTATGCAAAGACCTCTTTTACAGTAGACTCATTAAATCCAAATCAAAGATATCTTTTAGACAATCCAAATATTGACACTTCAACATTAAGAGTATCAGTAACTGATAGTAATCAACAATTAAGAAAATATATTAATTCTTCAAATATACTGCAAGTCGATTCACAATCTAAGGTCTTTTTTATTCAGGAAGTTGCAGATCAGAGATATGAATTGATTTTTGGTGATGGTATCATAGGAAAAAAACTTGAAAATGGAAATATTATAGAAGCATCTTACCTTATTACAAATGGTTTAGATGGTAATGGAGTCAATACATTTAATTTTTCAGGAAGATTAATAGACAGTAGAGGAAGAAACGTCACTTCTGGAATTTCTCTTATAACAACAGAATTGACTTCTCAGGGAGGATCTGAAATAGAATCAGTATCTTCTATTAAAAACTTTGCCCCAAGATTATATTCTGCACAAAATCGTGCAGTAACTGCTTCGGATTACGAATCAATAGTTTCAAAAATATATCCAGAAGCAGACTCTGTAAATGTTTTTGGTGGAGAAGATTTATCGCCTCCACAATACGGAAAAGTTTTTATTACAATAAAACCAACTTTTGGATCTTTTGTATCAAATACAATTAAGGATAATATAAAAAGTGAGTTAAAGCAATACAGTGTTGCAGGAATTTTGCCTGAAATTTTAGATGCTAAGATTCTTTATATTGAACCCGATTCAAGCGTTTATTATAATGAAAATTTAGCATCTTCTTCAAATATAGTAAAAACTAAAATATCAGAAAACATATTTAAATTTTCAGAGTCTAAAGAAATTAATAAGTATGGTGCAAGATTTAAGTATAGTAGATATCAGAGTATAATTGATAATTCTGATCAGTCGGTAACTTCAAATATTACTAGAATTTTAATGAGAAGAGATCTTAAAGCATCTCTAAATCAGTTAGCAGATTATGAAATATGTTTTGGTAATAGTTTTTATATAAAGGATATGGATGGGTTTAATATTAAATCTTCTGGATTTAATATTTCGGGTGTTCAACAAACTGTTTATATTTCTGATATTCCAAATTCAGATTTAAAAACTGGCAACATAATATTATTCTATTTAAATTCAGATACCGAATTTACAACTATTTCTGAAAATATTGGAACAATTGACTATGTAAAGGGTGAGATTAACATCAGTCCTATCGTATTTACATCTGCAGTGAAATCTAGTGGTGGAACACCGATTATAGAAATATCTGCAATACCAAAGTCAAATGATATAATCGGATTGCAAGACATTTATTTGCAACTAGATAATAGTAAGGTTACAATAAACATGATTTCGGATAGTATTGAATCAGGTTCTGATTCATCTGGATCTAATTATATTTTCTCGTCAAGTTATTTTAATGGCGATCTAGTCAGAAGATAGTAAATGAACAATACCAGAATAAAAATCAACTCTGTTGTAGAAAATCAACTTCCTCTTTTTGTCAGGGAAAATTTTCCTTTGGTAGAAGAGTTTCTAAGAGAATATTACAAGTCTCTTGATCTTCAAGGTGGAGTATATGATATTCTACAAAATATAGATAAACAGATTAAGGTTGATAATTCATCTAATGTAGTAGAAAGTACTTCTTTAGAGTTTGCAGTTAATTTTTTAGATAATAAAGTTACAGTATCTTCTACATCAGGATTTCCAGAGTATTATGGTTTAATTAAAATAAATTCTGAAATTATTTTATATAAGAAAAAAACGGATACAACTTTTGAGGATTGTGTAAGGGGATTTAGTGCAATTTCATCCTATACAAACAATGAAGATTTTGTATTTGAAGACACTCTTGCAGAAAGTCATTCTGAAGGATCAACAGTAACCAATCTAAGTGTTTTATTCTTAAAAGAATTCTATAACAAAACTAAAAAACAATTTCTTCCTGGATTTGAAGGAAGAAGTTTTTATGAAGAATTAAATACTTCATTATTTTTAAAGAATTCCAAAGATTTTTATTCATCAAAAGGAACTGATGAAGCTTTTAAAATTCTTTTTAGAGTTTTATTTGGAAAGAATGTATCAATAATAAAACCAAGAGATTATTTGATTCAACCTTCAGATGCAAAATACAGAGTAACTAGGGATATTGTAGTAGAAGAAATATCAGGAAATGTTGAAGAATTAAAAAATAAAACAATATTTGAAAAAAATGAAGGAGAAATAAAGTCTTTTGCTACCGTAACTGATATTGAAAAAATTTATAGAAATAGAAAATATTATTACGTATTAAAATTAGATTCTGATTTTAACAAAGATGTAAATGTTGTTGGATCAGTTTTTGGAAATTTTTCGATTACACCAAAAACTAAGGTTGTAGAAACTGTCCCACTGGGTTCAGATACTATCATTGTAGATTCTACAATAGGATTTCCCGACTCTGGAATTTTAAGATATTCTGGATTGAGTGGAAATATTTTAATAAGTTACAGTCAAAAATCTATAACTGAATTTAAAAATTGCACTGGAATAACAGAAAGTATCCCATCAAAAAGTCAAGTTTCACTTAATCCTACAAATTCTTATGCTTATGGAATATCAAACGATGGATCTGAGATTAGATTTAGGATAAATGGCGTAATTTCAAATGCAAATGCAGATGGTATTGGAAAATATTATTCAGAAAATGATACAGGAAAAATAATATCTTTTGGATATAATAATGATAAGGATATTTTAAGTAACAATTGGATTTTCAACGTTTCTGTTAATTGCCAAGTAAATTCTTTGGTTGATAATCAGAATTTTAGTTATACAATTACCACTTTCGATAACAACAACATTTATAATAATGATGATGTAGAAATATCCTATGCAAACATAGAGGGTATTAGAAAAACTAACATATTTAAAGTTGTTGTCCCAACTGGAAGTGAACCACAAAGAACTTTTAGAGTCAATAACTTTGGAGAAAATATTAAAGAAGTATTTTCTGTTAGAAAAGTAATATCTAAGTATGAAGACAAATTTGTTTCTGACGTATTAAACGTATATAAAGATACTTCAAAAGATAATGAAATTTATGTTGCATCAAACTCCTTACCAAATTATGATGAAACTACAAGTCCAGATTATAAAATTGAAATAAAAAACATATCAAATAATACAATCAATTTTATAAATCATGGATATTATAGTGGAGATGCTGTAATATACACTTTTTTAAGTGATGCAACTACTAAATTGAATATTAGTTCGGGAATTTATTATATCAAAAAAATTGATGAAGACAATTTTAAGTTGGCATCAAGCAAAGAAAATATATTTTTTGGAAAATATCTATCCATTGGAAACTCAAATATTTCTGCCGGAAATTTTATAAGTCCTTTAAGATTTGCAAATAAAGAAAATTTGCCAGGATCAATTGAACCACAAAAACTTATAAGGAAGATAGAGGAACCTCAAACCGATGGAGAAATAAATCCAACAAAGAAAGGAACTACTGGAATATTTTTGAATGGTGTAGAACTTTTAAACTACAAGTCTGAAGATATAGTTTATTATGGTCCCATAGAATCTATTGATGTTATTGACGAGGGTGAAGGTTATGACGTAATAAATCCTCCAAAATTAGTGGTGTCTGTTGGATCTGGTTCTTCTGCAACTGGTTATTGTGGAGTAGAAGGGTCTTTAAATAAAATTGAAATTGTAGATCCTGGATTTGATTACATAAGTAATCCGCAAATTAAAATTTCTGGAGGTGGTGGTTCAGGAGCTGTTGCAGAAGCTAATACTATACCGATACAAAATATAATCAATTTCAATTCAACATCCACCAATACTAAGATTAAACCCCTAAATCCTCTAAATGAAATAGGATTTAGTACTTCTCATAGATTGAGAACTGGGGAACTTGTAAACTACAGTTCCAATGGACAATCTGTTATTGGAGGTCTTTTGAGTGGTTCCAATTATTATGTTAGAGTTTTGGATGATTTTTCAATAAAACTGTACAATAATTTTACAGATTCAACTAAAGGGCAAAATGAAATTGATATTACTGGATATGGTGAAGGAAATCATACAATAAAATCAATAGAGAAAAAATTCACTCTTGGATCAATTTCAGTAATTAATCCTGGTAGTGGATATAAAAACAAAAAAATAACTGTAAATCCAGTTGGAGTGAATACCTTTACAGACACAATAGAAGTTTATGATCACCCATATCAAAGTGGAGAAATAATTCATTACGATTTTACTGGAACTAGTATAGCAGGACTTTCTACTGGAAATTACTATCTAACAAGGATTGATAGTAAAAACTTTAAATTGTCGGAAGTTGGAGTTGGAACAATTGCTAAAGATTTTTATTATGCCACAAAACAATACGTAAATTTTGAATCTAGTGGAGTAGGAACACACATCTTTAATTATGAACCAATAGTTGTTAGTATTGGTGGTTATGTTGGAGCATCAACTTCCCTCCAACAAGATTTTAACTCAGTATTGCAACCAATTTTCTCCGGAAATATTAAGTCAATATATGTAGAAAATGGTGGAGTTGGATATGGTTCGTCAGAAATATTAAATTTCAATAAGCAACCACTATTTTCTTTTGAATCTGGTTCTGAAGCAAAAATTGCTCCATTAGTATCTGGAGGAAAGATAGTTAAAGTAATTGTTACTAATAGTGGAAGCAATTATAAATCTCCACCAAAAATAATAATAAGTGGTTCTGGTTTTGGAGCTTCTTTAACTCCAATAATTGAAAATGGTCAATTGAAGGAAGTTAAAATAATTAATGGTGGATTAAATTATACTCAAAATAACACTACCTTAGAAGTAGTTCCGTATGGATCTGGATGCAAATTAAATGCACAAATTAAAAAGTGGGTAGTTAATAAATTTAATAGATTTTCTAAAAAGTTTGGTTCGGATGAAAGTGCTGTATATAAAGGATTAAATCCAAATTATGATTTGCAGTACACTCATTTAAATCTTCCTGAGGTATTAAGAAAAAAACTTTTTTCAAAAACAATTCAAGACGAAAGAGTTGTATTTAGAACAGACCTTGATAATGATAATAATACTACAAAATTGCATTCTCCCATAGTTGGATGGGCATATGATGGAAACCCAATTTATGGTCCTTATGGTTATACTTCAACAACAAATAAAACTGTAAAGAAAATAACCTCGGGATATTCTGATGCAAAGGATATTGGTGAAGGAAGACCAAGTAGTCAAATATATGAAGTTGGATTTTTTGTGGAAGATTATCAATATACTGCAGATGGTGATTTGGACGAAAATAATGGAAGATTTTGCATAACACCAGAATTTCCAAATGGAACTTACGCATATTTTTGCACCCTAGATGAAAATAATACGCCAAAGTTCCCATACGTTATTGGGAAGAATTTTAAATCAAAACCAATAGATTACAATTTTGAAGTATTTTCTGGTCAAGATACTTTTGATTTCTCAAACAAATTCTTATTGAGGAATACTTATCCATATAATAGCAAGTCTAAAAATTCTTCTTATGATTTTATTTTTGAAAATAAAAATGAATATAGAGTAAAAAATTCTAAAGTTGAAGTAACTACCAAAGGATCAATAGATTCAATAAAAATTATTTCAGGTGGTCAAAATTATTCTGTTGGCGACAATCTAATTTTTGATGAAGAAGGGACAGAAGGAACAGGAGCAATTTACACAGTAGAGACTGTAGGTGGAAAAAAGGTAAATCGGATAGATTTATCTTCAAATGTCTTTGAAGATGTTGAATTTTCTAACACAGGATCAAATCAAAAAATTATTGGATTTTCCACAATTCCACATAATTTTTCTAATGGAGATGAAGTAAATATTATTTCTTTGAGTAATAATGGACCACAATTAAAAGGATCTTTCGAAGTTTTTGTAAATCAAAATAAACTCTTATTAACTGTTGGTGTAGGAGATTCATTAACTGATGGAGTTTTAAATTACTTTAGTGTTAATGGAAACTTAGATTATCCAAATATCCGAGAGAACGATGTTTACACAATAGATAACGAAAAAATAAAAGTATTAAATGTAGATAAAAAATCTAGAAGAATTAGGGTTCTTAGAGGTTATGATGGAACACCCACAAGTGCCCACTCCGGATTTACTACAATATTTGAGAATACTAGAAAATTTGAGATAATTCCAAAACTACAAGGTGAAAATTATTTCTCAAATAAAGAAATATATTTTGACCCAAGCGAATCCATAGGATTGGGATACACGGAAACAACAATAAATTTCTCAAATCCTGGTGCTGGAGAAACTTCAATAACAATAAAACCAAGATCTATATTCATAAAAAATCACAATTTGGAATCTGGAACTCTTGTAATTTATAATTCTAATGGTGGTTCTCCAATATTTGTTTCCAAAACCGGCATAACAACATTCCAATTAAATGAAAATTCAGAATTTTATGTTACAAAATTAACTGATGATCTTATTGGCATATCCACAGATAAAGTTGGGTTGAATACTAATGGAGAGTATTTAAATTCTACTGAAACAGAAGGATTGCTCTATTTTGATTCTGTCGGCGTTGGATCTTATCACAGTTTTAAAACTAAACTTGATGGCGCATTTTCATATAATGCAACAAAAAATATTGTTACAGTTTCAACAGCAACAACTCATAGTTTGTTGGAAAATGATTTTGTAGTTTTAGATGTAATTTCTGGAATACAAACATCATATAAGATAGAATACAATGACTATTATAGAAGAATTATTGTTAATAAAGCAGAATTTTTGGCATCTGATGTAGATACTATTAACAGCACAATTAGAATACCTAGACATAATTTAATAACAGGACAAAAGGTAATTTACAATTCAACATTACCCTCAGGCGGATTAGATGACAATAAAATATATTACGTTGTAAAATATGATGAAAATAGAATAAGATTAGCAAATTCAAAGTATGATTCAGAAAAACAAAATCCAAGTATAGTCGATATAACATCTTCTTCTGTTGGGACTATATCACCGATAAACCCTCCAATACAAATTGTAAAAAATAGCAAATTAGTTTTTGACGTTTCTGACCAATCTCTATCAGTTTTTACTGGAATTGAAAGAGAATCTTCATTTAATATTAATTTCTACAACGACAAAAAACTTTCTGATAGACTATTTTTAGTTGATTCTGACGGAAACGCAAAAATAAGATATACCGGAAAAATTGGAGTAGATTTAACTGCTAAAATTGAACTTCAAATAGATTCGTCTTTTCCAAATAATTTTTACTACAGTTTAGATCCTATTTTATTTGAAAAAAACAAAGATGAAAAGATTCAAATTCAAATTGATGATGAAGTTAATTTTAGAAATTCTATAACTTTAAACAATAGTTCATTGTCTGGTGTTCATAAAATTTCTTCAAAAACTTCAAACACATTTAGTTATGTTATTGGAAATACTAATGAAATTGAACCATATACTTCACAAGAATCAAATATATCATATAGAACAAATTCCAAAACAGAAATTGGAGAAATAAAAACATTTTCTCGTAAATCTAAGGGTTTCAATTACCACAAATTACCTTCAATAAAATCAGTAAATTCAGATTCTGGATCAGGAGCAATTCTAATACCAGAATCTAATGAAATTGGAAAAATCAAATCTACAAAAATATTTGATATTGGATATGATTATTCAATTGACAACACAATAAATCCATTAGTCAAATATCCTTCAGTATTAAGAATAGAACCTCTTTCTAAAATTTCTTCTATTGGCATAAATTCTACCGGAGTTTCTTATAATACGTCACCAAACTTAATTTTGATCGACGGATTTACTAAAAATGTTGTAGATGATATTGTATTAGATTTTGATGTATTCGAACCGTCAATTAAAATTATAAAGAATACTACTGAACTTTATAATACAACTCCTATAATAATCCCAACCAATAATACAAATGGTTTAAATATATCTTCGGTATCATTTGATTCTCTGACAAAAAAAGTTACCTTGGTTTTAAATAAACAGTTTTCTTTATCTGATGTTTTTCCATTTTCTGTTGGAGATAATGTTATTGTTGAAGGAATTTCCATAATTCCTTCTACTGGAACAGGATTCAACTCTAAAAATTATAATTATAATTTATTTAAAATTACAGATATAGATCCAAAATTTGGAGGAAGTGGAGCATTTATAAAATATTCTTTATCTGACTTATTAACCGGATCACAAACTCCAGGAACATTTGATTCCGAAAATTCTTCTGGAACAGTTACTCCTGAAAAATATTTCCCTAAATTTGATATTAGTTTAATTAAAAACTCTTTTGCTATTGGAGAAACAGTTAGATTTGGAACGAAGATTGGAAAAGTAACTGGATGGGACGATAAAAATGAAATTTTAAGAATAGAAACGGACTTTAAATATGAAGGAGAACTTGAAGTACAAAGTCTTTCTTCAAGTTCAAAGGCATTTATTAAAGAAACTGAGGAATTTGAGTCTTTTTATTCTATTGATTCTTCTTCCATAGTTAAAAATGGTTGGATTGATAGTGTGGGATTTTTAAATGATGGATTACAAAAAATTTCAGATAATGATTATTATCAGTATTTTTCATATTCATTAAAGTCGGAAATAGATTTTGATACTTGGGATGTAACTACCGACAATTTAAACCATACTGTTGGATTTAAAAAATTTGGAGATCTTCAAATAATTTCCGAATTAGAAGCAAATCAAACCGCAGGCATATCTACTCAGATTGTAGAACGTGAACTTGTTATTGAATTAAATAGTGTAGTGGATGTAAATTGCACTTTTGATTATGATTTAGTGACAGAAAATTCTTTAATTGTTGATAATGTTTTATCATCAAATCAAATAAATTTTGCTTCAAGAATTATTCAAGATTATTCGGAATCTATTGGAAATAGAGTATTATTGATAGATGATATTAGTGAAGAATTTAATACTCAGATACCAGAAACCTTTGTAACATCATTTAATATCTAATCCTAAAATGGCAACAAAAGTACGCTCAAAAAAGATTTTTCTTAACGCAATTGATGAAAGATTTGCAAATAGAAAACAAGTTTCCATTATTTCAACTTTAAGTAATGGAAATGAAATTATTAGCAATACATATGGCAAGTATTTTACGCAAGATGAAATAGGATCCTTTGATATTTCAAAATCTGGTAGTGTAGCATCTTTACAATTTTTTCCAATAGATGGAAGAATAAATGAGTACACTTATAGTTTTTTATCTTATGATACTAAACAATTTGCAAGTCAATCTAGCGAAACTTCTTTGGGGGACATTGTAAGTATAGCATCAACTAATGTCTCAATTGGTGCTGGAACAACTACAATAATAAAACAAATTCCTTTAGATTATAGTTCTTCAAAATTTATAGTAGAGCTTTCTTCTTCTAATTCATTTTATGAATATACGGAAATAAATTTAGTTTTGGGTAACTCTAATGAAGTATTTACTTCAAATTTTGGTACTCTTTGCTTTGATAATGATAATCAATCTTTAGGATTGGGAACATATAGTGCAGAAGTTTCTGGGTCAAACATAAATTTATACTTTCATCCAGATAGTTCCTCCATTGGAAATATTTCAGCAAACGTTGTTAATGTTTCTTTGGCAAATACCAATTTTTCATCTGAAGGTTTTTCAGATCTCAAATATGGAAAATTAGAGTCAAAGAAGACATCAATATCTTCAAATCCAACACCAACTGCAACGGTAGTAGGATCTTATGATTCTCTTTACCAATCTTCTTACATTATAGCACAAGTAACAGATTTGACAAATAACGAAGTTCAAATAACAGAAATTTTTGTTCTCAATAATGAATTGGATTCTTATTCTGTTGAATATGGCGGCGTTCAAAGTAACAATGAACTAGGAACATTTAGTACAAGATTATCTGCAAACACAGAAATTCTTTTTACCCCAAACCCAAATATAGATGTTGAAGTAGTTTTATTTCAAAATTTACTTACATATATTCAAAGAGCACAGTTTCCACCATCAATAGACCTTAAAAATTCTGAAATATCAACAGGATCTTCAAAATTTAATTCGGATGAAAAATTTAGAGCCGATTTTGATTTGAAGTATAAAGGCGATTTTATATTTGAAAAATTGTTTGATGGAGAAACATCTGGTATTGTAAATGTAAATGAAGATTATATCGTAATACCAAATCATTTTTTTGTTACGGGAGAAAGAGTTGAATATAGGTCTAATAATATAGATCCAGATTCAACTTTAAATTCAATAGGAATTGCTGCAACTTCTATTGCTGGTGTTGGAGTAACAGATAAACTTTCGGGAGAATTGTACATTTATAAGGTTGATGATACTAAGATTAAATTTGCAAGTAGTGCAGAGAATGCTCTTTCTACCATACCAAATCTAATAGATATAAACTCAGTCGGGACAGGGAAAACTCACTATATAACATCTACAAATCAAGACGTAAAATGTATAATTGCAATAGACAATATTATACAATCTCCAATCGTATCTACTTCAACCACATCAATATTAAGAAATGATATTTCTTTACTAGACACAGTTTTAGATTTTTCAAACAATGTCGAATTTTTCTCCGGTGATCTATTTAAAATAGATGATGAAATATTTAAAGTTGAGACTGTCGGCGTAGGAAGTACAGGATTTGTAGAGGTTCAGAGAAATTTTCTTGGTTCTATTATAAATACCCACACTTCTGGATCATTAATAACAAAACTATTAGGAAATTACAGAATAGTTGGTAGTAGAATATATTTTGCTTCAGCACCATATGGAAAAGTAAAGACCGATTTATCTTCAGAAAGTGGTGGAATAATTGTAGAAAACGAGATAAGTTCCACTTTCCACGGAAGAGTTTTTATAAGATCAGGTGTCCCAGACGGAACAGAAGAAACATATAAAAACAACTATTTGTTTGATGATATATCAAACACATTTGATTCCTCATCTAAAACATTTAATATAACATCAGGAAATCAAGATATTTCCGGAATATCTACGGACAGATCTATTCTATTGATAAATAATGTTCTTCAGATTCCCGAAGATGATTTCACTTTATCGGAGACATTATCATCCACTACTGAATTGAATTTTACTGGATCTGGAACCTCGATATCATATGACCCAAATAATGCCAGCGTACCAAGAGGTGGAATCCCAATATCAATAGGATCAAGTGAAGGTTTTGGGTATCAACCACTAGTATCTGCTGGTGGAACCGTGATAATTTCTTCCGCAGGAACTGTACAGTCAATTGTTATTGGAAATAGTGGATCTGGATATAGATCAGGAATACAAACAAATATTAAAGTTGGCGTTCAAACTTATAGTTCTGGAATTCCAAACATAGAATTTATTGGCACTGCAACTGTTCAGAATGGAAGTATAAACTCAATATCTATAACAAATCCAGGTTCTGGATATACTTCATCAAATCCTCCTGACCTTATCATAGATCCTCCATTATCATATTCAGATATTCCCCTTCGATACTCTTCAAAATCCACACCTGGAATTGGAACTGAGGCAAAGATAGATATAGTTGTTGGGCAAGGATCTAGTGTAATAGATTTTGTAATTAAAAATTATGGATATTCTTACAGGGTTGGTGACATTCTTACAGTAGATGTGGGAGGAAACACTGGAATACCAACAGATATTTCAAAACCATTTGAAGAATTTTCGATATTAATAGATAAAGTAACTAAGGATAATTTTTCTGGATGGTCAGTAGGAAACTTACTAAAATTGGATAATTTTAGCTCTAAATTCAATGGATTGAAAAAAACATTTACTTTAACATTAAATGGAAATATATTTACTATAATTTCAAAATCTGGATCTAATATTGATACAAAAGCAACAATATTGGTATTGTTGAATGATGTTATCCAAATACCAGACGAATCTTACATATTTGATGGGGGAAATACTATAACATTTTTGGAACCTCCAAATGAAGATGATAATTGCGAAATACTTTTTTATAGAGGTACAAATGGAATAGATGTTGTTGACGTTGATGTTATTGAGACTTTAAAAGTAGGAGATTTCTTAGATATAAACAGTGATGATAGAAATTTTGATGAATCATCTAGATTGGTTGAAAATATAAATTCTCCAACATCTGTCATTACAAACTTATATTCTTCTGTTGGGGTTTCTTCAAACTTAGAGTTTTTTAGACCAGTAAATTGGTGCAAACAAAGAAATGATTTAATTATAGATGATACGAATATCACAAAAGATAGAATAGAGTATCTTCCAAATATAAATCCAGTGGCAAAAATAATAAAAACCATTGGTATTGGAGATACAAATATTTTTGTAGATTCTGTAAAAACATTTTTTGACTATAAAAATGAAAATCCTGCAAGCAGTGATTTTATTAATAAAATAGAAATAATAGAAGATTCTGAGAAAACATGTGCAATTTCTACCGCAGTAGTATCACAATCTGGAACAATTACTTCTATTGATGTTGTTGATGGTGGATCCGGATATTCACAACAACCTTCGGTAACTATAGCATCTCCAGTAACTGGCGTTAAGGCTACAGCAACTGCCAATTTATCTTCTGGTAGAGTAAGTTCAATATCAATCAACAATCCAGGATCTGGGTATTCAAATACATCTCCACCTTTAGTAATAATAGAATCTCCTACTATCAAAAAGGAAATTTTAAATGGAGTATCCTATAGTGGAGATTTTGGAATTATTTCTGCAGTCAATACAGTTTCGGTTGGATATGCAGTGACTGGACTTCAATTTGATTTAGTAATTCCAGAAAATTCTGTCCTTAAAGATTCTAGATATTTAAACCCACCAATATCAGATAATTCTAGTGGAATACAGAGTTCATATTACTTTGAAGTATTTAATTCAAATATTGGAAATGGAATAACTTCTTTGGATGAAAATGGATCTATAATAGGAATAGGGACCAGTTTTATTGATAATGTGTATAAAGTGGCTTCTATTTCTGTTGGATCAACACAAGCTTATGGAATAGGTCCAGTTTCATTAGTTAAAGTAGTTGTAAGTGTTTCAGATTATAATGGTATTGGCGCAGGATTTAGCAATTTTTATGGTGAATATAGTTGGGGACTTATAGAAACGGGTTCTTCAAAACCACAAAAAGAATTTTTAGTCAATACTGATTATGGTGTTGTTGGACTTAATAGTACACCAACAATAAGAAGACTTAATTCTTTAAAGAATTCTGGTTACACAATAACCTAATAAATAGTTTTAAAAATTTAAATAAATGTCTGCAATTATTACTGACCAATTTAGGATTTTAAATTCAGATACTTTTATATCTTCCGTAGGATCTACAAATTTTTGTTATTATTCCTTCATTGGGTTGACAAACTCTTCGGATTATAAATCAGATTGGGACAATTCTCCACCAGCACCAATAGATTCTTTCAACTATAATAATGATGTATGGGATACTATTGTTGGATTAACAAGAATAAACTCAGATGATGTTAGGAAGGTTGTCAGAAAGATACGATGGGTTTCTGGAACCACTTATGACATGTACAAAAATGATATAAGTAGAGATCGACCAACAACATCAAACAATTTTTCTCTTTATAGTTCGAATTATTATGTATTAAATTCAAATTATAGGGTTTATATTTGCTTAAATAATGGAGTCAATCCAGAAAATCCTGAAGGTAGACCATCATTAGATGAACCAAATTTTACAGATCTTGAACCAAGACCAGCAGGTGATAGTGGCGATGGATATATTTGGAAGTATCTTTATACAATAAATCCAAATGACATTGTAAAATTTGAAACTGCAAATTACATACCAGTTCCATCGGATTGGAAAACTAATTCACAATATGCTGCCGTAAGAGAAAATGCAGCAACTAGTGGGCAATTAAAAATGATTACCATTTCAAATAGAGGAAGTGGTCTTGGAAATATACCTCAAACGTACTCTGACATTGATATTGTTGGGGACGGAACTGGGGGAAAAGCTACCGTTGTTGTGGGTGAAGATTTTACAATAGAATCTGTTGAAGTCACTTCTGGAGGATCTGGATATACATTTGGATCTTTGGATTTAAGTTCAGGAGGTCTTCTGGTAGACAGTTCTTCAACATCTCCAGTTTTCAATGTAATCATTCCCCCTCCAGGTGGACATGGAAGTGACATTTATAGAGAGCTTGGTGCATTCAGTGTTTTATTGTATAGTAGAATTGAGAACGATGATCAGAATCCAAACTTTATTACAGGAAATAAAGTAGCAAGAATTGGAATAATAAAAAATCCAAGAAAACCGGGTTCCGAAGATTTGTTATCAGACAATAAAATTAGTGGAACAAAAGCATTAAAATTAAAAGGTGTATTAAATTCTAATGATTTTCAAAATACAACATTTACACAAAATTCTCAAATAACTCAAACTATCGGAACAGGAAAAACGGCAGTAGGAAGAGTTATTTCATATGATAACAACACTGGTGTTCTTAAATATTGGCAGGATAGATCATTATCTGGTTTTAATACTGCTTCATTAATTCAAAGCACACAAACGCCAGAATATGGATATAATGCATATTCTTTCACATCTACTCCGGAAGCAGGAGGATCGGTAGAAATTATTGGAGGAACTAAAACACTAGGTATTGATACCGGATTTAGTGGTCTGACTACGGTCATAAATAATACGACTACCTATAATCTGGGACAAGAGTTTGATTCTGGCTTATCCGATCCTGAAGTAGAAAAATATTCTGGGGATATTATCTATATTGATAATAGACCTTCTATTACAAGATCAGCCAATCAAAAAGAAGATATCAAGGTTATTTTACAATTTTAAGTAAAAAATCATGCCACAGGAAACTAACTTAAACGTATATCCATATTTTGACGATTATGATCCTTCTGATAAGGATTTTCATAGAGTATTGTTTAAACCAGGTTATCCTGTTCAAGCTAGGGAATTGACTACATTACAGTCAATCTTACAGTCCCAAATTGAAAGATTTGGGACTCATATTTTTACTGATGGATCAAAAGTTCTTGGTGGGGAATTATCCTATAATAATAGACTTGAATATGTAATTGTTGAAAATGATTATTTTGGGGTAGATGTTCAAATATATTTGAACTTTTTAAATGGAGCAGTAATAGTAGGAAGAACAAGTGGAGTAAGAGCTGAGATAATTTTTTCTCTTTCAAAACAAAATTCTTTTATTGGAAATGCCACAATATATGTAAAATATTTAAGTCCAGGAACAGATGCAAATAAAAGTGAAAGATTTATAGATGGAGAAATTCTAGAAGTAGAAAGCGATCAACCAAATCTAGATGATGAAGAAGAAGGTGCAATTATTGTAGATGGAATACAAAGGTTTTTGTCTGCAGGTGAAGGATTTTGCCTTACAAGGAATGAAAATTCTACTGGACGTGCATCTTCGGCAAAAATAGAATCTGGTGTTTTCTTTATTAGAGGATATTTTATAAATGTTGGCGAATCTACAATACTTTTGGATCCATATAGCAGCATAAGTAATTATAAAGTAGGTTTAAGAATTCAAGAAAGAATTATAAATTCTGATGAAGATTCTTCTTTGAACGATAATGCAAATGGATTCTCAAATTATACTGCACCAGGTGCAGATAGATTCCAAATATTTGCGTACTTAGATAAAAAAGAATTAAATGATGTAGAAACAAATGATTTTGTCACTTTAAGTGAAATAAGAGATGGTGAAGAAATATCTTCAAGAAATTTACCTCGATATAATGAACTTGCAAATGAATTTGCAAGAAGAACTTTTGATGAATCTGGAAATTATTACGTAAAATCTCCAAATTTATCGATAAGAGAAACTTTAAATGATTTAAAAGGTAATAATGGAATCTTTACAAGTGATAAAAAAACTTATAACGGAAATACTCCAAGCGAAAGTTTAGGAACTTATGTAATATCCCCAACAAAAGCTTATGTGATGGGATATGAAATAAAAACAATAGGATCAACATACATTGATTTTAAAAAACCAAGAACTGCAAAAAATTTACAAAATCAAAGTGTAAATTACTTTACTGGACCAACATATACTCTCAACAATGTATATGGATCGCCAAAAATTGGTTTTTCTGATTATTTTGTAAGTTTACATTTGGATAGGGTAGGATCTGATAAAAATTTGCCCGGAGGAAAGGAAATTGGAATTGCAAGAGTTTATGATTTTGCTCTAGAATCTGGATCTTACGACACAACAAACCCAGAATCTAATCAATGGGATTTATCTCTTTATGACATTCAAACATACACAGAAATTACTTTAAACGAACCAATTACTTTAACTGTTCCCACACAAATAAAAGGAAATTCTAGTGGAGCTATTGGTTACATTAGAAATGATGTTAATAATTCTGGAATTATAACCGCATACAGCATTAGCGGAAAATTCTCTATTGGGGAAAGTTTTACTATTGATGGAATAAGAAATAGTAGAATTTCTACTGCGGTAAATTCATATGGATCAAGTGACGTAAAATCTCTTTATGGAATTGTTGGTTCCGCTTATACCTTTACGGCAGACGTAAAGCAATCAATATCTTCTGATTTTGGATTTGTTTCTATAAGTGAAGGAACCTCGGGAGTTAGCACAGTAACTTCTGCCGATGTAGTATTTACAAATTCGGTAAAACCCAATTCTGTTGTAGCATATACAAATCCAGGGAATAGTCTACCAACATTTTCCAAAGTACTTACAGTAACTGCGTCAAGTTTAACAATACAAGCAGTTACTTCTGTTGCAGGAGTTTGTGATGGAAATCTTCCAACCACAAGTATAACTCCATCGGATTTTAGAGTTTTAGGATCCAAATTCCAAAGTTCTGAGGATAATACATTATATACTAATTTACCAAAACCCAACGTTAAATCCGTTGATTTTACGGGGTCTGATTTAACAATAAGAAAACAATTTACTGTTTCTGTTTCCGGAGGATCTTTCAGCGTAAGTGCAGATCCAAATGAAACTTTCTTGCCATTTGATGAAGAAAGATATTGCTTAGTAAATGAAAATGGTTCTACTGAAGAACTTACGCAAGATAAGATTACATTTTCTTCGGGATCTTCACAATTGACAATTAGTGGATTAAGCAATAATGGAAATGCAAAATTAATTGCAACTCTCAGAAAAGTAAATGTAACTTCAAAAATTAAATCAAAAAATAACATAAATTCTATAATTATAAGCAAATCAAAATATGAATCTTCCGGAATTGGATCAACAACTTTAAATGACGGACTGGAATATGGAAACTATCCATATGGTACAAGAGTGCAGGATGAAGAAATTTCTTTAAATGAATCTGATGTGGTAAGAATTTTGGGAATTTATGAATCTAGCGATGTCGATGATCCAGAGATTCCAAAAATTGTTTTTTCATCTTTGAATGGTCCATCCGGAAATACCCAAGATTTAATACTCGGAGAAGAATTTATTGGTGCAGAGAGTAATGCTACCGGAGTTTTTGTTGAAAGAAATTCAAACTTAGAGATTTTCTATACTAAATTGTCATCAAATTCAATTATCCCCGGAGAAATATTGAAGTTTAAAACTTCTGGAGTAAATGCTGCGGTTTCTTCAATAGATTCTGAGAATAATGATGTAACAAACAATTATACATTTAACAATCAACAAAAAAATACAATATATGACTATTCAAAAATAGTAAGAAAAGTTTCAAAAAAAGAACCAAAGAGAAAGTTAAAAGTAATATTTGAGTCTTCATCAGTTTCAGTTTCTGGAGATATTGTAACTACAAATTCATATGATCAGTTTGATTATTGCAATATACCAAAAATAAATGGAGTTAGAAATAGCGATGTTATAGACGTTAGACCTAGAGTTTCTAATTATACGGTATCTGAAAATAAAAGATCGCCATTTGAGTTTTTAGGTAGATCTATAGATGAAAATAATAATTCATCCGAGTACATCTTAGCATCCGATGAGTCTTCATTATTAAACTATTCTTTTTACTTGCCCAGAATAGATAAAATTTACTTATCAAAAGATGGCACTTTCCAACTTGCAAGTGGAGAACCAGCGGAAAATCCACAATTGCCACAACCAATTTTAGGTTCTATCGAAATTGCCCAAATAGATCTTCCAGCATATTTGTGCGACCTCAAAGATGCAAAAATTACTTTGAGAGATTATAAGAGATATCAGATGGCTGATATCAAAAAACTTGAAGATAGAATTAAAAATTTGGAGTATTATACTTCACTTTCAATACTGGAGTCAAATACTTCAAACTTGCAAATAATAGATTCTGATGGTTTAAATAGATTTAAATCTGGATTTTTTGTTGACGATTTTTCCACAACAAAAACTCAAAAGAAATTATTAGGATCAAGAAATTCAATTGATATTTCAAATTCAGAATTAAGACCTGCGCACTATTCAACTCAAGTCGATCTTTTATTGGGTTCAAATTCTCTTTCTGGAATAGGAGTTTCTCCAAGTCAGACAACTGACGCAAAATTTGCGACAGATTTAGTTGGATCTAATGTAAAGAGAGTTGGTCAATTAGTTCTTTTGGATTATGAAGAAGTTTTAGAAATTGACCAAGTATATTCAAGCCAAGTTGCAAACGTTTCTGCATATTCCTCTTCAAACTTTAACGGTACAATAGATCTTTTCCCATCATCCGATGTGTGGGTGGATCAAATTAGGGCAGAACCAAAAACAGTTAGTGTTGAAGGAGACTATGTTAAAACAATAAATGAGGTTGAAGACGAAGGTTTTGATCAGCAGGCAGGATTTACCCCAGCAGTTTGGAATTCTTGGGAAACTGTTTGGACTGGGGAATCAGTTAAAAAAGAATCTGAAGAGGTAAGAGTTGGAAATCAAGTAGTTAGAGAAGATTATGAACAAGTTACTAAGACTGGAACTTCAACAAGAACCGGAAAAACAAAAATTGTAAGAGAAACTTTTGATAATACTTCTTTTGGTGACCAGGTTTTAGACTCAAGAGTTGTTCCGTATTTGAGATCCAGAAACATCGAATTCACTGCGAGAAGATTGAAACCATTTACCCAAATGTATTCATTCTTTGATGGTGTTGATATTTTGGGATATACTTTCCCCAAATTGGTTAAAATTTCCATGATAAGTGGCACATTCCAAGTTGGAGAATTGGTTGTAGCATTCTCAAAAAATAGAAAAAATAAAATCGGATCAGCAGCAGCAAAAAGAATTAACACTTTAATATCTGGAAAATCTTTTAGTTGCAGAGTTGCAAAATCAAATCATAAGTTTGGCCCATACAATTCGCCAACCGAAACTTTCATTAAAAATCCCTACAACAGAAATGAAACTTTATCTGAAAATTACTCATCTTCTTCGGAAATTTTGAATTTGGATACCTATTCATTGGCAAACAAACCTCAAGGTGAATATTATGGAAATCTTGAAGTTGGAATGGTTTTAAGAGGAAGAAGTAGTGGTGCTACTGCTAGAATAGAATCATTGGATCTAGTTACAGACCAATTAGGAGATTTACTTGGATCAATTTGGATTCCTAACCCAAATACTGACGTAAATCCAAAATTTGAAGCTGGAACTAAAGTATTCAGATTATCAAATAGTTCTACAAATTCTCTAATAGAAGGTGTTACAACCAGTTCGGCAGAAGAAAATTATTATTCTGAAGGAAAAGTAAATACTGTTCAAGAAAATATATTGATCACTAGAAATGCATCTGTTGTTACAGAAGATGTAACAGAAACTAAGGATGCGCAAGAAGTAGGTCCTAATGAACTTGTTAACAGCACTGTAATTAGAACTATTCCATCACCCACACCATACTCGCCTCCTGCTCCTTCGTCACCATCAAGACCAAATACACCAAAACCATCAGAGCCGAAACCGGCGCCACCAAAAGAAAAGATTGTCATTAACAGGGCTGGACCAAAAATTGGTGCTCCTGCTGCGGAAAGACTAAACAATTATCTTTCAGACTCTGGTATTAATGCACAAGTGAAGCAAGGAGATTCAAATTCCAGAGGTCAAAAACTTTTTGATAGAGCACAATCAGTCAATCCTCAACCAAATATAAAATACGGAAATACTGGATCATCAAATAACAATAACAGAAACAATAATGCAGGAAATAAAAACAATAATAATAGAAATAATGAAAGAAGGAGAGCTGATGAAAAAATTGCAAGAGATTTTGGTAGAACTATTGGACTTTGAAAATAATTAATGTCATTAACATAAATACTTAATAAAGTATAAGAAATGAAATTATTAAATCCCTTAGCACAATCATTCTATGTTGAACATAGCAATGGAATGTTTGTGACTTCTATTGACTTATATTTTTATAGAAAAGACAATAATCTCCCAGTAACTGTTCAATTGAGACCCATGGAATTGGGTCAACCTTCTAGAACAGTATATCCTTTTGGGGAAGTTGTTTTATCTCCTTCTGACATTGAAACCACAGAATTTGGAATTATTCCAACAAGGGTAACATTTCCATCGCCAGTATATCTAACAGGCAATCAATTTCATTCAATAGTCATTTCTTCAAATTCTGATAGTTATTTACTTTGGATTGCAGAAATGGGTCAAGTTGATAGTGGTTCTGATAATCAAGTTATTATTGATAAACAACCTCTCAATGGAGGACTCTTCAAATCTCAAAATTCTTCAAGTTGGATAGAAGAACCATATCAAGATTTGAAGTTTAAACTATATAGAGCAAACTTTACTCAACCAACAGGTGATATCAATTTTTATAGTCCAGAGTTAAGTGTAGGGAACAGTCAAATTGCAAACTTGACTTCAAACTCATTTGAAATGGATTCTAGACTCATAAGAATAAAATTAGATCAATCATTGACAGGTTCAAATTTAACATTGGGAAATACCGTAGAACAAGATTCATCCGATGGTTCTGGAGACTATGTGGGATCTGCGGGATCAGCAACCGGTTCTTTAAATATAATAAATGGTGGAATAGGATATGTTGGTCCAGCAACTTACTTTAATGCAAGTTTAGTTTCTTTAACAGGAACTGGTGCAGATGCTACAGCAGACATAGAAATTGATAGTAGTGGAGTAGCTATAGCAGCATCAATAACTTCTGGTGGCAGTGGTTACGTTGCCGGTGATGTTCTTACAGTAGAAAATCTTGGTGGTAGTAAGTTAGGAAGAAATCTGAGATTATCTTTGGTCGGTATTGCAGGAACTAATGAACTTTTACTGGATAATGTTCAAGGAGAATTTAAAGAAGGTGTTGGTTACAATTTAAATTACATAAACAATTCTGGAACCTCAACACCTTTGGGAAGTAATGTTATAATACCAATAGGTGGAAAAACAATTATTAATGATGGACTTCATATAAAGGTAAATCATAAAAATCACGGAAACCATTCACCAACAGATAGAGTTTCTATTTCAAATGTAGTAAGTGATATAAAACCAATAACATTGACTGCTGATTATGATAAAAATTCTACCGGTGAGTTGTTTGTAAACTCAACCACAAATTATGGAACCTTTGAAAATTTACCAGTTTCTTTTTCAAATCCAGGATATGTTGCAATAGATGATGAGATCATCAGTTATAATGGAACAACTGCAACTTCTCTTACAGGAATAACAAGAGGAATTGATGGAACAAAAATTGAAGATCATTTCTCCGGAGATGTTGTAGGAAAATATGAATTAAACTCTATTTCTTTGAGAAGGATAAATAAAATCCATAGATTAGAAGAAGTTACTTTACCCAACCCAATAGGTTTGGATTATTATTACATAAAACTGAGAACAGGATCTACGGATAGTGATGGATCCACTTTGATTGGCGTTAATAGAAGTGTAGATCCTAAACTTTATATTAAAGAATCTAAGTCAACTGGAGGTGAAGATATAAATGCAACTCAAAATATTCAATATAATATTATAAGACCAACTGTCCAAACACTGACTCTTAGTGGAACAACTATAACACCTTCCATTAGAACAGTTTCAGGAAGAAGTATTGACGGATCGGAAACTTCTTTTGAGGACAATGGATTTGAGTCTATAAATTTAGATTCTAACAACTATCTTTCAAGTCCAAGAGCAATATTTTCAAAAGTTAATGAGTCTATTGGATTAAATAATCTTCCAGGAAACAAATCATTAACATTAAATTTACAGTTGTATAGTGGAGATTCTTATGTTTCTCCAACAGTAGATTTGGATAGAGTTGGACTTATTTTAACCTCAAATAGAGTTAATAAGAGAATAGAAAATTATTCCACAGACGACAGAGTTTCTAGTTTAGAAAAAGATCCAACAGCATTTACATATGCATCAAATATAATATCCTTAGAAGTTCCAGCAACTTCTATAAAACTTCTATGTACTGCTTATGTTAACACATTTAGTGATTTAAGAGCATTTTATTCAATTCAAAAAGATCCATATGAAGATCCAATATATTTTCCATTCCCCGGATTCAATAATTTGAATAATCTTGGTCAAACTATAGATGAATCTCTTTCCGATGGAAATCCAGATAGAAGAGTTCAAAAAGTAGATTTATTGACAAATGAAAGTCCTCTTGAAGCATTTAGAGAGTATGAATTTACTGAAAATAATTTAGAATCTTTTAGATATTTTAGCATTAAACTTGTTGGAACTTCTACAAACCAGGCATATCCACCAAGAATTAAAGATTTAAGAGTTATTGCTGTTGCATAATGAAAAAGAAAGTAAAAGAAGATTTGAATTTGGTTAGGGATGAGAGTACAAACGCTATTCTCAATACAAACCACTTAGAATACCAAAATTATTTGAATTTGAAAAGAAGTAAGCAAAACAACTCTAAAAAAATTGAAAATTTGGAAAATGAAATGGGTGAAATTAAAAATAATATTGAAGAAATAAAATCAATGCTTTCTTCTTTAATGAATACTATGAAATGATAGATATTATAGGAAAAAATAAACTGTAAAGAATAATGGCACAACCATCATCAAGACAAGAACTAATAGATTATTGCAAAAGAAAACTGGGACATCCAGTATTGGAAATTAATGTTGCTGATGAGCAGATAGAAGATCTTGTTGATGATGCAGTGCAATTTTTCCAAGAAAGACACTTTGATGGAGTAATTCAAACTTATTTAAAATATAAAGTTACTCAAGAAGATATTGATAGGGGAAGAGCGCAAACAGGTGGGGTTGGAATTGCTACAACCTCAGCAACTTCTACAACAAGTGAAACGTTTAACTTCTTCGAAAATGCAAATTTCCTCCAAATTCCAGATCATATTATAGGAATTAATAAGATTTTTCAGTTTGAAGGATCTAATGATATTTCCCGAAATATGTTTAGTTTGAAATATCAATTATTTTTAAATGATATTTACTATTGGGGTTCAACAGAACTTTTAACTTATGCAATGACTAAAACATATCTTGAAGATATTGACTTTTTACTTACCACACAAAAGCAAATAAGATTTAATAAAAGACAAAATAGATTATATCTTGATATTGACTGGAGCAGTCTAGTTGTTGGAGAGTACTTGGTTATTGACTGTTACAGTGCATTAAATCCAAACGATTATTCTAATGTATGGAATGATTCTTGGTTAAAGAAATATCTAACTTCTCTAATTAAGAGGCAATGGGGACAAAACTTAATCAAATTCCAAGGAGTTAAACTTCCAGGTGGAATTGAGTTTAATGGCAGACAATTATATGATGATGCCCAAAGAGAAATAGATATGATAATGGAGCAGATGTCATCTTATTATGAAATTCCACCATTAGACTTCATAGGATAATTATGCTTAACCCATTTTTTCTTCAGGGATCAAAAGGAGAACAAAATTTAGTTCAGGATTTGATAAATGAACAGATAAGAATGTATGGTGTTGAGATTTACTATATTCCTAGAAGATATATCACTAAAAATACAGTAATCGCTGAAGTAATACAATCAAAATTTGATAAGGCGTATCCAATTGAAGCATATGTTTCTTCTTATGATGGTTATGGGGGACAAGGAACTCTTTTGTCAAAATTTGGAATCCAAGATATTGATGATTTGACTCTTGTAATATCCAAAGAAAGATTTGAAGAATACATTTCACCTTTAATAAAACCTATTAGTAATATTGAATTATCGAGTAGACCAAAAGAAGGGGATTTAGTTTATTTTCCTTTGGGTGATAGAATATTTGAAATAAAATATGTTGAGCATGAATCTCCATTCTATCAATTGCAAAAAAACTATGTTTATGAATTGAGATGTGAACTCTTCAGATATGGAGATGAAGTTGTAGACACGGATATTGAACAGATAGATGATAATTTTGTAGATCAAGCATACACTCAAACATTCAGATTAGTTGGTTCAGGAAGAACTGCAACTGCGGTGGCAAATATTTTTGATGGGGCAGTTTCCTCTATCACAGTAACAAATAGAGGTAGAGATTACACATCTGCACCAAGAGTTGCAATATCTTCTTCTCCATCTCCAGGAGGAACCGCAGTTGGGGTTGCAACTTTAATTACAGGTATGTTTGATTATTGCGCAGATTCCAAAGAAAATTATAAGGTTCAAGGAGTAGAAATTGTAAATTCTGGTTATGGATATACTTCCGTTCCAATGGTTGCATTTATTGGTGGTGGAGGAGTTGGTGCAGAAGCAAAAGCAACTATTTCAGATGGTGCGGTTGGTGTAATTACAGTAACTGATGGAGGATCGGGATATGATTCAGCACCAATAGTATCTTTTGTTGGAATAGCATCTACATCTGCTTCTGCTGTTGCAATACTTACTAATGGATCTATTACTGCAATAAGGATTTCAAACACTGGTTCTGGATACACAGAAGCACCTACTGTAAGTATTTCTGATCCATACTTACTTGGATCTGGATCATTTACCTTTAATGAAGTAGTTACAGGATCTGCAAGTAGCGCAACTGCTCTTGTAGAGTCTTGGAATTCAGTTACAAATGATTTGGAATTGAAGAACTTTACAGGGGAATTTGTTGTTGGTGAAATTATCACTGGAAGCGAATCGGGAGCAACTTATAAGGTTCTAACTATAAATACGGTAGATTCTGATGATGCTTATAGTCAAAATATAGATATTGAGACTGAAGCAGACCAAATATTGGACTTTACAGAAAAAAATCCATTTGGAACACCTTAAATAGTTAAATAATCAATAGTATCTGGGAAAATGTATGTTTGAGTATTTTTATAACGAAATAATAAGAAAGACCGTAATTGGATTTGGAACTTTATTTAATAGTATAACAATTAAGAGAAAAGATTCTTCCGATAATGTTTTTTCTATTGTTGAGGTCCCAATTGCATACGGACCAACTCAAAAGTTTTTAGCAAGACTTGAGCAATCACCAGAATTAAACAAGCCAGTCCAGATTACTCTTCCGAGACTTTCATTTGAAATGGTTGGATTAAACTATGATCCAACCAGAAAAGTTACTCCAATACAAACAATTATATCATCTACAAAAACTGATAAGACAGACCTAAGAGTCACTTATATGCCAGTTCCATATAATGTTTCCTTTGAATTGTCTATTATGACAAAGAGTAATGATGATATGCTTCAGATAGTTGAGCAAATTTTACCATACTTCCAACCCTCATATAGTATAAGTATAGACTTAGTAGACGTGATTGGAGAAAAGAGAGACATTCCCATCACTCTTGATAACATCACCATGGATGACTCATATGAAGGCGATTTTAGCACAAGAAGAGCATTAATATACACACTAAGATTTACTGCGAAAACTTACATCTTTGGCCCAACATCTTCCGAATCTTCCAAAGATGTTGTCAAGAAAGTTGCTATTGGTTTTGTTTCTGGAGAAAATACAGGATCTCCTACAAGAGATATTACTTATAGAGTAGAACCACAAGCAACTAAGAAATATATTGATCAGGTATCAACTACACTTTCAGAAGATATTAATCTAGAGACTACAATTTTTGATGTTGCAGATTCTTCGGCAATCGCAAAAGGATCTTATATTACAATAGACACCGAAACATTATATGTAAAATCTAAGACTGGAAACAAACTTACGGTTAGAAGGGGTGAATATGGGACACCAATATCTCTTCATGTATCTGGTTCTGGCGTAAGTGTTATAACAGAAGCGGATAATGCTTATGTTCAAATTGGTGATGATTTTGGATTTAGCGACAGCTTCTGATAATTATGAGTAATAAATTTGACAATTTAGATGAGACCTTTAATGTGGAAGAAACAATGAAACCAGTAGTGGAAGTTGAGAGTGTTGACGTAGAAAGTTCAATAGACAAATTTGAAAAGGTGTCTGAGGATATTAGAAAAGATTATGAATATAGTAGGGGAAATTTGTATTCTATTATAGAAAAGGGGCAAGAAGCACTGAATGGTGTAATAGAACTTGCCCAGGAAACTGAGATGCCAAGAGCATATGAAGTTGCTGGACAGTTAATCAAAAGCGTATCTGATGCAACTGAAAAGTTAATTGACTTGCAAAAGAAGTTGAAAGAAATTCAGTCTGATGATAAAAAGAAAGGTCCAACAAGTGTTACAAACAATGCTTTGTTTATAGGATCCACAGCAGAACTTAGTAAATTGTTAAAGCAACAAAAAGAAGAATCTGAATAAATAATAGAACGGAAAGGTTTACAGCGTATAAATGAATAATCCATTAAAAGACCCCAAAAATCAAATTAAAAGATCTACGGGTGCGGGTGCTCTTACTCCAAATGCAGCAAAAGAGTTGGGACCAAAGGCAGTAGAACTTCAAAAGAAAAAAGCTGCTTCCGTAGATTTACCGAATGTAAAAAAAGAAGAGGTCATGCTTGTAGATAAAATTCTTCAAGAAATTGGAGAGGAAAAAAAGGGTCTTTGGACAAATATTCATGCCAAGAGAAAGCGTGGAGAAAAACCAGCAAAACCTGGTGATAAAGATTATCCAAAGACTCTGAATGTTGAGGGTATTGAGCAGGCTAGAGATAATGTTGGTGCTGACAAGTGCTGGAAAGGTAAAAAACTTGGCACACCTAAAACTAAAACGAAGGGTGGAAAAGAAGTTCCAAACTGCGTTCCTGAAGATGTAACGATCGAAGATGCAAATGGAAATACTTTTGCTGAAGTTATTGATATTATAAAAGTAGATTCCATAGAAGAAACTTGCGGAACTAAAAAGCATGGTGGAGATGCTGGAAAACCAGGAAAAAATAAAAACTATGTAAAAGAAATTGAAGAATCTGTAAGAATGCCTGCAAAGAATGGAAACATTATTTTTGCAATGGTTTCTTGGAGAGGTAAAGTTTATTCTCTTCAAATGTTCTTCCCATCAGGAAAGAAACCATCAAGACAAGAAGTTCAGGATCAAGTAAGAAAAGTATATCCAGATTCTAGACTTACATATTTTAATATGAGAGACTATGAGCCTGGTCAACCACTTCTTCAAGTTGAAGATTGGCAAAAAGTTAATAAGTCAGATAAAACTGATGGAATGAGTCCTGCCGCAGTCAAGGCATATCGCAGAGAGAATCCAGGTTCTAAACTCAAAACCGCTGTAACTGGCGACCCAAAACCAGGAAGCAAGGATGCCAAGCGTCGTAAGTCATTCTGCGCACGCTCTAAGGGTCAGCAAGACATGCATAACATTGATTGCTCATCTACACCAGATAAACCAGTTTGTAAAGCCCGCCGTCGTTGGAAGTGCTAGTATGAAAAGTTTTAAAGAGTTTTTATCAGAATCAGTAACTATTTCTGGGGACTTTAACGGAAATCTTTACATCAACTCTCAACCAGAACAACAACAAGTTGGCGAAAGTTACATTGCAGATGTAGTCTGGCAAGGAAACTTGTATAGATTTGAAATGTTTACTAAATCTGAGGTTCCTTCAAAACAAAAACTTGGTGAAGAACTTCAAGGTGATTATCCGGGCGCAGTTGTTCATCAAATCTATCCAGCAAAACAAAAGAATATCAACATAAAAAGTACAAGTAGATATCACCCATCAAAACTAGAGTGGATTTGAGTTATGGCGCAGTGGAATAAAAATAATCAGGACTATCTAAATCAAGAAAGAAGTCTTTTTGAAGTTTATATGTGTGCTGATAAGTATGGTAATATTGGGGCTTGTGGTGGAGATACTCAATTTGATCTGAATGTTGCCGCTGGAATTACTACTCAATTAGCAAACGTCCATAAGTTTGGCGCAGTAGTTACTACATCAGCAACTTACGATACTGTTTGGTCTTTTGGTGGTCCATATACATTTCCTTCAACCGCAGGAATAATTACGGCAACTTCCACTTCAATAGAAGATGCTCCAGGAGAAACAGGAGCACTTACAGTTAGACTTCAAGGTCTTGACGCAAACTACAATGAAGTGGAAGAAGACTTTACTCTCAATGGAACTGTTGGTGTTGCTGGAACTGTGGAATTTCTAAGAACTCACAGAGCATTTGTTCTTACTGGCAATAATGATAATAATAATGTAGGTAACATTAACTTTACACATAGTGTAGGTGTTACTTGCCAAATCGCAGCAGGAATGGGACAATCCCAAGTTGCCTTCTATACTATCCCAGCAGGTAAGAGTGGATACTTAAGATCATTTGCTGCAACAATGAATAAAAATCAAGAGAATACTGTTAGGTTATTTCAGAAAAAACCTGATGGTGGAGTATTTAGACTTGCCAGTGAATTAAATCTATATAATAGTAACATGCATACTACTTACAGTATTCCTCTTTACTTTACAGAAAAAACAGATCTTGAAGTAAGAACCTATACGGGAAGTAATGCAACAGTTTCTTCAATGTTCGATTTATTAATTGTAGATAATGAGTGAAGTATATCTTGGCAATCCTTTATTAAAAAAGGCAAATACTCAGATTGAGTTTACACAAGAACAAATTTTAGAATTTATGAGGTGTAAAGATGATCCTGTTTATTTTGCCAACAATTATATAAAAATTGTTTCTCTTGACGAAGGATTGACACAATTTAAACCCTACGATTTCCAAGAAAAACTAATTAATAGATTCCACGAAAATAGATTTAATATATGTAAGATGCCTAGACAGACTGGAAAGTCTACAACTGTGGTGTCTTACCTGCTTCATTATCTTATTTTTAATGATAGTGTAAACATTGGCATTCTGGCAAACAAAGCAGCAACTGCAAGAGAACTTCTTGGAAGACTTGCCACTGCTTATGAGAACTTGCCCAAATGGATGCAACAGGGTATTATAGCCTGGAACAGAGGTAACATCGAGTTAGAAAATGGATCAAAGATACTGGCTGCTTCTACGTCTGCAAGTGCTGTCCGAGGCATGTCATTCAATATCCTCTTTCTCGATGAGTTCGCTTTCGTTCCGAACCATATCGCAGATTCCTTCTTTGCATCTGTTTATCCTACTATTACTTCTGGTAAAAGCACAAAAGTCATAATGGTTTCTACCCCTCACGGGATGAACCATTTTTATAGATATTGGCACGATGCTGAAAGGGGAAAGAATGAATATGTACCCACAGATGTTCACTGGTCTGAAGTTCCAGGAAGAGACTCTGCGTGGAAAGCACAAACTATTGCCAACACTTCAGAACAGCAGTTTAAGGTAGAGTTTGAGTGCGAATTCTTAGGATCTGTTGACACTTTGATTGCTCCTTCAAAGTTAAAATCTCTTGTGTTTACTGATCCATTAAAAAGAAATGCTGGACTGGATGTATATGAAAATCCAAAAGAAAATCATGACTATGTTGTAACTGTTGACGTTGCCAGAGGAGTCAGTGAAGACTATTCGGCATTTGTAGTTATTGATATCACAGAGTTTCCTCATAGGTTGGTGGCGAAGTATAGGAACAATGAAATTAAACCTATGATGTTCCCAAATATAATATATGAATTGGCAAAAAGTTATAATGGGGCATATATTCTTTGCGAAGTTAATGATATTGGAGATCAGGTAGCATCATTACTTCATTATGACTTGGAGTATCAAAATGTTTTGATGTGCTCTATGAGAGGAAGAGCGGGTCAGATTGTAGGTCAAGGGTTTTCTGGAAAGAAAACTCAACTTGGCGTCAAGATGTCTAAGACAGTTAAAAAGGTGGGGGCACTCAACTTAAAGACTATAATTGAAGAAGATAAACTTATATTCAATGACTATGAGATTATTTCTGAACTTACGACTTTTATTTCTAAGCACAACTCATTTGAAGCAGAAGACGGTTGTAATGATGACTTAGCAATGTGCCTTGTAATATACGCATGGTTAGTTGCTCAGGACTATTTTAAAGAACTTACAGATCAAGATATTAGAAAAAGATTATACGAAGAGCAAAAAAATCAAATAGAACAGGATATGTCACCATTTGGTTTTATTGTTGATGGTTTAGATGGAGAAAATACATTTACAGATAACAATGGAGATAGGTGGTTCACTGACGAATATGGTGATATGTCTTACATGTGGGATTATCAATAATGGATCTTAATGATCAATTTCAAACGGAGCATTTATATCTGACAGAAAGGACTTGTAAAATTTGTGGGGAAACAAAAGATCTTATTGATGGTTTTTATAAGATAAGAAGAAACAAATATAATTTATCATCATATTCATACGAATGCAAGCAATGCACTATTATTAGAGTTTCTGAGTCAAGAAAACGTGGATATAAGAACAATAATATATGGGAATATCCTGATTGGTAGTGTTCATGCATTGTTTTCACAAATGAAGCAATGCTTTTTAATAAATATTTTTAGGTAAATGAGAACTTAGGAGAAAAAAATGGCGACTCCTCAATTATCTCCCGGCGTACTTGTCAGGGAGGTTGACTTAACGGTAGGAAGAGCTAATAATGTTTTAGATAATATTGGTGCTATTGCTGGACCCTTCCCAGTTGGCCCTGTTGAGGAAGCGATTGACATCACTACTGAACAAGAACTTATTGATGTCTTTGGAAAGCCCCTTTCACTCGATGGGCAGTATGAGTATTGGATGAGTGCATCAAGTTATCTGTCTTATGGTGGTGTTCTTAAAGTCGTCAGAGTTGATGATGCAGATTTAAAGAATGCAAACGTACTGACAGTAGGAACAGGAAGCACTGCAGACCTTAAAATTAAAAACTTTGATGACTATAATGCAAATCATTCAGATGACATTGCATCATATATCTTTGCTGCAAAGAATCCAGGATCAAGATACAATGACCTCAAAGTTGCAGTCATTGATAACAGAGCAGATCAAATTGTAAACGTAGGAACTGCAGCAACTCAAGCAGTAGTTGGTTACGGCGTTTCGGTTGCACTTACAAACGAACCTTTATCAGGAGTTGGAGCAACATCATTATTTACAGGATACTTAAAGGGTATTATTACTGGAGTAGGAACAGACACTATTGACGTTAAATTTACTTCCAGATTTAATACAGCAACAAGTAAAGAAGAGTTTCCAGGTTATTCTGCTAGAGTTCAAACAGCATCTATTAGACCTGGAAATACAGTTGCAATTAACAGTGCTGGTGTTGCAGTAGTATCAGTTGCGGTTTCTACAGCAGAATCAGCGGTATCTGATTGGTATGATCAACAATCTATCATATTAGAGAATGGAAATATTTTATGGAGTTCGATTGCACCAAAACCAGGAACTTCGCAATACGCTGTCGATAGAAACTCAAAGAATGATGAGATTCACGTTGCGGTGATAGATGATACTGGAACAATTACCGGCATCAAAGGAAATCTTTTAGAGAAGTTTGTAGGTTTATCAAAGGCAACTGATTCAGTATCGGCAATAAATTCTCCACAAAGAATTTGGTGGAAAGAATATCTTGCACAAAACTCCAAGTATCTTTATGTTGGAGATAATCCTTCTGACGATTCTTCTCTGGTATCACAGACAGGATTCTCTACTGGATTTGCAGCAGTTAATCTTTCTGATGGTCAGTGGAATAAAGAGACACAAGATGTAACATTTAGTGCTCTTGGAAATAAAACTTATACTCTGAAAGGCGGAAAAGATTATTCTTCAGGAGATCCTGGCACAACAGGAACAATGAAAGCGGATCTTGGATCTCTGGCAACTGCATATGATTTATTTGGTAATAAAGATGAAATTGCAGTTGATTATTTAATCATGGGTCCTGGATTGGGATCAATTACAGAGTCTGCTTCCAAGGCATCTAAGATTATTTCCATTGCACAAAGCAGAAAAGATTGTGTGGCAGTAATTTCTCCACACAGATATAGCGTAGTATCAGAACCAGAACCTGGTTCTAGCACCCCAAGATTCCTGACAACCAACGACCAAACCAAAAATATAATCAATTTCTTCGGTCAAATTGGCAACAGAAATTCTTCTTATGCAATTTTTGACAGTGGATATAAGTATACTTTTGATAGATTTAACAACAGATTCCGTTATATTCCTTGCAATGCAGATGTTGCTGGTCTTTGCGTCAGAACATCAATTCAGTCATATCCTTGGTTCTCCCCCGCAGGACAGCAAAGAGGAGTTCTGAATAATGCAATTAAGTTGGCATACAATCCAAATAAAGCTCAAAGAGATCAACTTTATCCTCTGGGAATCAATCCGATTGTAAATCAACCAGGATCTGGAATTATACTGTTTGGTGATAAAACTGCACTGGGATATGCTTCTGCATTTGATAGAATTAATGTTAGAAGATTGTTCTTGACCGTTGAGCAAGCACTCCAAGATGCTGCTGAGGCACAACTCTTTGAGTTAAATGATCAGATCACAAGAGCAAACTTTGTAAATATTGTAGAACCATACTTACGTGATGTCAAGGCAAAGAGAGGAGTTTATGACTTCCTTGTAATTTGCGATGAGACCAATAACACACCAGATGTTATCGATAATAATGAGTTTAGAGCCGACATCTTCCTGAAGCCAACTAAGTCAATTAATTATGTAACACTGACATTTGTTGCTACCAGAACTGGAATTTCTTTTGAAGAAGTTGCTGGCAGAGTTTGATAGATTAATTAAAACTTTAAGGAGGGTCTAAAAATGTCAACACTCAGAACGATTACAGGATTTAAAGAAAGACTTGCAGGTGGTGGTGCAAGATCTAATTTATTTGAGGTTTCGATTCCAAGTTTCCCAGCACCACTCCAAAATCTTTGGAGAACCGGAGCAGGAAATGAAATTGATACTTTCAAATTCCTTTGCAAAGCAGCAGCTCTTCCTGCATCAAACGTAGCATCTATTGATGTTCCTTTTAGAGGAAGAGTCATGAAAGTTGCTGGTGACAGAACCTTTGATCCATGGACAGTGACAATCATCAATGATGAGGATTTCCAGTTAAGAACTGCTTTCGAGTTGTGGATGAATTCCATCAGCAAGTTGGACAATAATACTGGAATTACAAATCCAACCAGTTACATGACTGATGCCTTTGTGTATCAGTTAGGTAGAGGTGCAAATCAAGGAAGATTCTCAGAATCAAATTCAGATATTGATAATGGAGATGCAATTCCACCTCTGAGAACTTATAAGTTCTATGATATTTTCCCAACCAACGTTTCAGAAATTGCTGTTTCATATGACAGCTCCGATGAAATTCAGGAATTTACCGTAGAGTTCCAAGTTCAGTGGTGGTCAGCAGGTGAGTCTGGTGATCAAACTAACACTATTATTTCTTAATAAATAGAAGAGATAAAGAGTTTAATTAAATCATGGCAAGACTGTTTGGTTTTTCAATTGATGATTATCCGAAAAAAAGTCCTACTATAGTCTCCCCCGTCCCCGAAAATAATGAGGACGGGGTTGATCATTATTTGACTAGTGGTTTTTTTGGTTCTTATGTAGACATTGAGGGAGTTTATAGGACAGAATTTGATTTAATTAAAAGATATAGAGAAATGGCACTTCACCCAGAGGTTGATAGTGCCATTGAAGATATTGTCAACGAAGCAATTGTATCAGATACTAATGATGTTCCTGTTCAGATTGAGTTGTCAAATCTGAATGCAACTGACGGTTTAAAGAAAAAAATTAGAGAAGAGTTTAATTATATACTCGATCTTTTAGATTTTAATAAAAAGTCTCATGAGATTTATAGGAATTGGTATATTGACGGTAGACTTTATTATCATAAGGTAATTGATTTTAAAAATCCATCAGAAGGAATTCAAGAATTAAGATATATTGACGCAATGAAAATGCGTTATGTGAGACAAAAGAAAAAGTCAGATAAAGACAAATCTTTTGCTACAAGAGGAATTCAGGAAAATCCAATGGAATATGATTTCCCTGAAATTGAAGAGTATTTTATCTACAATCCAAAGATGTCATATCCTGTTGGTCCCATTGGTGGCCAACAATCCTCATCAGGAAACAGTGGAATAAAAATTGCAAGAGATTCTATTGCGTATTGTACTTCTGGTCTTGTAGACAGAAACAAAGGAATTACTCTTTCATACTTAAATAAAGCAATTAAGTCACTCAATCAACTGAGAATGATTGAGGATTCTTTGGTAATTTACAGATTATCAAGAGCACCAGAACGTAGAATTTTCTACATTGATGTTGGCAATCTTCCAAAGGTAAAGGCAGAGCAATATCTTCGTGATGTTATGATGCGTTATCGTAACAAACTTGTATATGATGCAAGCACCGGAGAAATCCGTGATGATAAGAAGTATATGAGTATGCTTGAGGATTTTTGGCTTCCAAGAAGAGAAGGTGGCAGAGGAACTGAAATCTCCACACTTCCTGGCGGTCAAAATCTTGGGGAGATTACTGATATTGAATATTTCAAGAAGAAATTATATCGTTCACTGAATGTTCCACCATCAAGAATGGATGGAGAAGGTGGATTTAATCTTGGTCGTTCTTCTGAAATCCTGAGAGACGAACTCAAATTTACTAAGTTTGTTGGTCGTCTGAGAAAGAGATTCTCAAATATGTTCAGTGACATTCTCAAGACTCAATTGATTTTAAAGAATGTGATTGCCCCAGAAGATTGGGAAGAAATGGCACAACATATTCAGTATGATTTTCTTTATGATAATCATTTCTCTGAACTGAAAGATGCTGAACTTATGAATGAAAGGTTAAATCTTGCAGTTACTGCGGAACCTTATATTGGTAAATATTATTCCCAAGATTATGTAAGAAGAAAAATTCTTCGCCAAACTGATGAAGAAATTATTGAACAAGATAAGATTATGAAGAAGGAGATTGAGGAAGGAATTGTTCCAGATCCTAATGCCCCAGTTGATCCACAAACTGGTATGCCAATGGATCCGTCTATGGATTTGGGTCAACCAATAATGGAACCAGATTTAGAATCTGATGCAAAAGCAGTTCAGGCACCCGAAGGCGGAGAAATCTGATAAATAACTCAAGTTATATTTTAAAATTTTATGGATGATTTATTAAATATGATTATTGCGGATGAGAGTCCTTCTCAAGTGAGCGATAAGATTAAAGAAATTCTTTATGCAAAATCTGCGGAAAAAATTGATGCAGTAAGGCCTGAAGTTGCAAATTCAGTTTTTGGAAGTGAAGATTCTGATTAATTAAATATTAAAATAAAAAAATATTCTCACAATCCCATGAACGAACTTTCACTTACTCTGACCAATACCCGTGTCATTGACGGACTTATCTTTGCAGCAAATAATGCAAAAATGAGTCCACAAGATTATGCAATCTGGTTACTCACCAAAGACGGAACTCGTTATGCTGACTCTAATGGATATGGAGTTGTGACTAGTTCAGCATTCTTTGCTCGCTTCACTACTACCGAATATACTAATATTATGTCTGCTGCAGAGGATACTGTGGAGGTTCCTGATCCAATTGGTGGTGTTCCAACTGATGAAGAAAGACAGGCATATGAAGATGCAGTTAATACTTATATGGAATTAGAAAATCCTACTGCTGAGGAAACATCTACTTATCAAGCAGCAGTTGCTGCTTATCAAGAGGCAAATACTATTGACAATCAAGCAGAAATTGATGAGGCAGGAAGAAGAAATTCTGATGCAGCAGAGATTAAATCACTCATAGACCAACTCATTGCAGTAGGAAGTGTAAATCTTAATGATTCCAGAGTAACTAATGGACTAAGTTTACTTGTAGAACGCAATTTACTGGAATCAGGCAGACCAGCAGAGATTACAAATTACAATAGACCTACACCTGCTGTGAATGGAGGTGTGTAATGACTCTTGAGTGGAGTTCTAGTTACGGACCAGTAGATGAAGATTTTGCTAATGTCTCTTTACTTCTCAAAGGTGAAGGGGCAAATAATAGCACGACCATTTTGGATAGCAGTAGCAATAATTTGAGTGTTAGTGTAGTAAATGATGCTAAAATCAGCACTACAGTTGCAACACCTTTTAGCCCTACTGTGCCTAGTGATGGCGTGCTGGCGTTTGATGGGACGGGTGATTATTTGACTACAACAGGAACAGTTGACGGCACTTCGGATGTAACTATAGAATGTTGGCTTTATCCTACAGACTCAGCTCTTATTTATAGAGCAGTTGTTGATACTAGAGATGCCGCTCCTGCTGACACTGGTTTTGGAGTTTTTCAGTATGGTAGAGCGATTGAAGTTTACGGTAATGGATTAAAGGTATCAACACCTGTTAATGTGCTAACTATCAATACGTGGCAACATATTGGATTGGTCCGTAAAAATGGCATCTGCCAAATATATCTTAACGGTGATGCATCGGGATCAAGCTCTGCTTACACCAATAATTTAACAAGTAGTGCGGTTACAATTGGATCAAGTGCTGCTGCTACATCTCCGTACATTGGATACATCTCCAACCTCCGCATCACCAAAGGCGTAGCACGTTACACCGAGAACTTCGACGTTCCCATCGCACCGTTCCCGATCCTTTCTCCCTCCACTCGCATTGAAGTGGGCAACGGCTTTGACGTAGAAGCCGCCAACTACATTCTTGCCGTGGAATCTGCTGATGCCGCTGCTGGTCAGACTGGTGGTCTTGAGCCTGCTGTACGTACTGCAATCAACGACTTCGTGGTCGGTTGCAAGAGCGATGGCATTTGGAACGCTATCAAGGCAAGTTGCTTGCTGTCTGGTGCTAGAACCTTGGAAGGTGCGTTGGTGCCGCTGAAAGGTAGTGCTCCGACTAACAATGGTCCTTTTGTGGCGGCGGATTATGATCGAAAGACTGGTTTGCTTGGTAATGGGAGCACAAAATATTTAGACAGCAACCGAAACAACAATGCTGATCCGCAGGATAGCAAGCATTTTTCATTTTTAACAACTACCACTCCAGGAAGTAGAATTGTAATTTCAACAATAGGAACGGTGTCGAATAAATCGACATACACAACGGCACAAGGAGGGAGAGCTGGTGTTAACTCTGGTTTAGGACCAGGCGGGATAGGTGTACCTGTGGTCAACAAACTAACCGGATGCAGCAGAATAAATTCAACAAATGTAAACTATAGAACTGGTGGCATAGATTCAACTTTTAATGCGACCAGTGGCATTCCAGGAAACGGAAATATTTCTATCTACGGAGAGGGCAGCCTTAACTGTCGTCTTGCTTTCTATTCCATCGGTGAATCCCTAGATCTCGCCAAACTCGACACCCGTATTTCTGACTTTATCACAGCAATAGGAGTTGCAATATGACACTAACACCTGGAAAAATGATATTACCAGCAGTGCCAACGCCATGGGCAGAAGGAGGTGATCTTGTTTATGATATCGTAGACTCTGGAATTACATATCGAGTTCATGAATTTAATGTTGTTGGGTCAAATTCGCTAAAAGTATTGAATAGTGGAAACTTTGATTATCTAATTGTTGCCGGAGGAGGAGGCGGTGGCGGTGGGCAAGGTCGGGCTGCTGGTGGAGGAGCAGGCGGACTACTAACCACTATTGGATCATCTCCCACTTTATTATCATCTCAAACCTATACAATTGTTGTTGGAGAAGGAGGAGCAGGAACTAGTGGAGCAGGAGTAAATGGAACAAATAGTAGTGCTTTTGGGATAACAGCAATAGGTGGTGGCGGTGGCGGTGGATCTGGTAACAGAAATGGAAAAAATGGTGGATCTGGAGGAGGAGGAGCAGAGTGGTTTGGCGTTGGTTCGGGTGGATCTGGTACTGTAGGACAAGGTAATGACGGCGCACCACCACCTTCTTCCAATAATACATCGGGAGGTGGCGGCGGAGCAGGAGGTGCTGGAAGTGGTACTAGTGGTGGTGCCGGATTAACTATCAATATTGATGGAAATTCAACTATATATGCAAAGGGTGGAAACGGTCTTGCTGGAGAAGGCGTAGTTCCGGCAGTAGCGACTACAAAAGGGGGAGGTGGCAGCGGATCAACAAGCGGATCAACATTTGCTGACAAGATTGGATCTTCCGGCAACTCTGGTATCGTTATTGTCCGATATGCTATCAGTCTACATTAATACATAGATGATCCTACAATCTAAGTCATGAAAAAAATCTCACAAATTTATATCAGAGTATCTACCCTTATCTCAGACCTTGGAGCAGCTATCCCATGACCTGGAAAACAACCAACACCGCCAAAGGTGATAACAAACTGTATTCAGATGCTAGGGGCGTAGTACCGAGCCTGGACCTGCGCTTTGCATCACAGAAGAATTTTAATGATTATATTACGGGCACACCGTTGGTTGACCACCAGCGGAGCATGAGTAGTAGTAATCTTAGCCCTGGTACTTTTGTTAATAGTAACGGGCTGGTTGAGGCGAGTAAGGCTAATTTGTTTACTTATAGCCAAGACACAACACAGTCCGATTGGTCTAAACCTCGCTCTTCTCATTCTATTGGTGGTATTGCACCTGATGGCAATAATACCGCTAATGATGTTACCGTTATTACTACTGGGTTTAATGGATTTGTTGCTCAAAATAAAACTATATCTGGCACATATACTTATTCTGCTTTTGTTAAGAAAAAAGGGTTTAGCACTTTTAGGATTGGATTTACTGTTAATGCGTCTGAAAATATCTATTGGAATATAGACACAGATACTTTCTCAAATCAAGGTTCTAATGTAATAGATAAATCTTCACAATCCTTCCCAAATGGTTGGTATAGAATTTCAGTTACTTACAATATTACTGTTTCGACGACTTACGGTATTCAGATTTTTGTAGTAGATAATCCTGGCAACACATTCACAACAGTCAATGGTACTGATGGATTTTATCTATGGGGAGCCCAACTAGAAGAAGGCTCTACCGCCACTACCTACATCCCAACCACCAACGTACCCTCCGCTGCCCCACGCTTCGATCACGACCCAACGACGGGTGAAAGCCTTGGGTTGTTGGTGGAGGAGGGGAGGACGAATGAGTTGTCTCGTAGTGAGGATTTTACAGACCCTATCTGGCCGGCTTCATCCACGGCAACCATAACAACTAGTACTGGCATAGATGATCCAAAAGGTACTAACACTGCTGCAACAATTACTAACGTTAGTGGTCCAAATCTTCATAGATTAATTAGCGGTACGGCTGGTATCACTTACACTTATTCCATTTGGATTCGTAGACGAAACGGAAGTGGTCCTATTTATTTAACGGTAGGAGACAATATTCTTCAAGAAGTAACCGTTACAAACACGTGGACTAGGGTAAGTGCAACAAATACACCGACTTCTACTGTAGTACGAGCTTATGTTTTAATAGGATCAACAGGTGATTCTATTGATGTCTGGGGCGCCCAAGTAGAAGCCGGCTCCTTCCCAACCTCCTACATCCCAACCACCGGCACAGCACTAACGCGGTCGGCGGATGCGGCGAGCATTACGGGGACAAATTTCAGCTCCTGGTATCGGCAGGATGAGGCGACGGTGTTTGCGGAAGTAGACAGCGTAATGGCAGCAGGTGCAGCTAATACTCGCATTTTGCAAGTTGGCGACGGAACCAGTGCCAACAGGCAAGACTTGGCTTTTTCAAGCGGAACACTACTTGCTTTTGTGAACACGGCGAATGTTGTGCAGGTCAATGCAGCTACCACTAATTCTGCTCAAGCAAATACAAATACTCAGCTAGTTTATGCTTACGCCCAAGATGATTTCGCGTGGGGATTGGATGCGGGCACAATAAAAGATGATCTGACCGGAACACCACCAACGGTAAATGCACTTGGCATTGGCCAACGACTAGATACCAATGGATTCTTAAACGGTCACGTCAAGCGCCTCACCTACTTCCCGGAACGCCTCCCTGACACATCTCTTCAAGCGATGACAAGTTGATATAAATAGTTATCAAAAATTACAAATAATCTGAAATTTAAAATATGCCAGCAGGATATACTAGACACGATATTAATAATCAGGTAGTTTCTCCTCAACCAATTTCTGTTGCAGTAACAACTTTTTCAAATCTAGAAGGTTGGTCTACTATAACACATTATGATTTTAATGGCGACTATATTGCTTATGATTATAATAGTCCCGCAGGAATTGGAACAAGAACCCCAGCATCATATCAAAGATATAGATATGATCCAGTATCAGGAATAAACACTGTGGTTCCTGTCGATCCTTATCAAAGACATGATGAGAACAATAGTCCTGTTATCCTTTAAATAATAAATAAAATTAAAGAACTAATAAAAAAATGAAACTTATTAGAGAGGAGATCGAAAAGGTAGAGGTTATTACAGAGGGTGCTGGAAAATCAGCAAAACTGTATATCAAAGGACCTTTCCTTCAAGCAGAGTGTGTAAACAGAAATGGACGTATGTACCCTATGTCCATTATGGAGAGAGAAGTAAAGAGATATACTGAACAGTATGTCAACAAAGGTCGTGCTCTTGGAGAACTCGGACACCCCGATGGTCCAACAGTAAACCTGGATAGAGTTTCTCATAAGATTGTTGCACTTGAACAAAAGGGTAACAACTTCATCGGAAAGGCACAGATTCTCTCAACCCCAATGGGTAAGATTGCAGAATCACTTTTGAAAGAAGGTGTTTGTCTTGGCGTTTCTTCTCGCGGTATTGGTTCATTAACTTCTACGAAAGAGGGATATAAGCAAGTTGGTGAAGACTTTATGTTGGCAACTGCTGCTGATATTGTTGCAGATCCATCAGCACCTGATGCATTTGTTCAGGGAATCATGGAAGGAAAAGAGTGGGTATGGGAAGGAGGAATTCTTCGCGAAAAATTTGCAGAGCAAACTCAAAAGAGAATAAATACCCTCGTTGATAAAAAAGCACTTGAGGAGCACAAAATCCAACTGTTCCAAGACTTTTTAGCAAATTTGTAATTTTATAAATAAATATAGATTAAAAATAGAGGTTAATCGGAGAGTTCAAATGTCTCGTGGAGATTTACAAGAAATGGAAGTAGGCACTAAGCAATCCACAACCGCCGTCAATTCTGGCGCAAAATCAGCTGAACCAATGCAAAAGTTGGCTCCTGGTGCGGTTGCTGGTCAAACTGGCAATTGGGAAGATCTTGGTGGTCCTACCCCAGAAAATTACAAGCCTGAGGATAATTCAGCAATGCTGAAGACTCCAGGTGCAACGCTCAAGCAAGTTAGAGATGTTGTAAATAAGTCAGCAGGTGCTGCTGATGGAATGCAAAAACTTCCTGCTGGTGCAGTAAAGGAAGATGAGGATCTGGATGCTGAAGAAGTAATTGAAGAGGAAATCGTAGATGAGTCCACAGAAGAAATTGCTGAGGATGAGTCTGTAGAAGAGACATCCGCAGAACTGGAAGAAGAGGAAGTAACTGAAGAATCTTCTTCAGAAGACGAATTCGAAATCGAAGAAGATGTCAACGCACTCTTAGAAGGTGAAGAACTCTCCGAAGAATTCCAAGAGAAAGCAAAGGTAGTATTCGAGGCTGCTCTGAGATCAAAAGTTAATGAGATCAAAGAAGCATTCGAGGCACAATACGAGCAGAAACTGATTGAAGAAGTAGAAGAGATTAAAGAAGCACTTGCTGATAGAGTCGATTCATACTTAGAGTATGTCGCAGAAGAATGGTTAGTAGAAAATAATTTGGCAGTTCAGGCAGGTCTGAAGGAGGAGTTGACCGAATCCTTCATGACTGGACTGAAGGGTCTTTTTGAAGAACATTATGTAACAATCCCTGAAGATAAATATGATGTGCTTAACAGCATGGTAGAAAAACTTGATGAAATGGAAACAAAACTCAACGAGCAAATCGAAAAGAACGTTTCCTTAAACAAGCGTCTCGCAGAGTCGGTTGCTAACGGAATCTTTGACGAAATTTCTGAGGGTCTTGCACTTTCTCAGAAAGACAAGCTCGCTTCACTTTCCGAAAGTGTTGAGTTTGAAAGTGAAGAAGAATATCGTGAAAAACTGGAGATGCTGAGGGAGTCATATTTCCCCTCAAAGAAAGCAACTTCATCAGCTAAAACCGAAACTCTGTCGGAAGGAGTAGACAGCGCACCAGAAGGTATTTCGAATGCGATGGCTGGTTATCTGAAGACACTTTCGAAATTTAGCAAATAATTGAATTTAATATAATTCAAACCCAAAAACGTACACTTAATAGGTAAAAGCAAATGTTCCAATCCGAGCATCTGCAGGAAAAGTGGGCACCTCTCCTCAATTATGAGGGTCTTGATGCAATCAAAGATTCACACAAGAGAGCTGTAACCGCTACCCTGCTTGAGAACCAAGAAAGATTTTTAAGAGAGCAACAGGATTTTAATAGATCAGGTTCTTTCCTGACAGAAACTCCAACCGTAAACACTGACCCCGCTGGAACTGGCAATGCTGGTTTTAGTGGAGCTGGTAATCAGTCGGTTGCTGGTTTCGACCCCGTTCTGATCTCACTGATCCGCCGCTCAATGCCTAACCTGGTCGCTTATGACCTGGCAGGCGTTCAACCAATGACCGGTCCTACTGGACTGATCTTCGCAATGCGTTCACGCTACACCAATCAAAGTGGTGCGGAAGCACTGTTTGATGAGGCAGACACCGGATTCTCTGGTGCTAGAGGAACTCAGACAGTTACTGCTGGTATTGGTACAACCAACCCAACAGCTCCCAATGGCAATCCTGCTCTTCTGAACACCACTGGTCAGTTGGCTTATACCACTGGCGCAGGAATGAAGACTCAGGAATCAGAAGCTCTGGGCGCTGATGGCGGTATCGCTTTCAACGAAATGGCATTCTCGATCGAGAAGGTCACCGTTACTGCACGTTCAAGAGCACTGAAGGCCGAGTATTCACTCGAACTCGCTCAGGACCTGAAGGCAATTCACGGTCTGAATGCAGAAGCAGAACTCGCTAACATTCTGTCGGCTGAGATTCTTGCTGAAATCAACCGCGAAGTTATCCGCACCATCTATAAGTCTGCTGAAGCTGGCGCACAAACCAACGTAGCAACAACTGGTACTTTCGACCTCGACGTTGACTCCAATGGTCGTTGGTCAGTTGAGAAGTTCAAGGGTCTTCTGTTCCAAATCGAGCGTGACGCTAATGCTATCGCACAGCGCACTCGTAGAGGAAAGGGCAACGTAATCATGTGCTCTGCTGACGTTGCTTCGGCACTGTCAATGGCAGGTGTACTTGACTACACCCCTGCTCTGAACGCTAACCTGAATGTCGATGACACCGGCAACACCTTCGCAGGTGTTCTGATGGGCAAGTGGAGAGTATACATCGATCCATATTCGGCAAATCTTTCACCTGACCAATATTACGTTGTCGGTTATAAGGGTTCTTCACCTTATGACGCAGGTCTGTTCTATTGCCCATATGTTCCTCTCCAAATGGTTCGTGCCGTTGGTGAGAACACCTTCCAGCCTAAGATCGGCTTTAAGACCCGTTATGGAATGGTTCACAACCCATTCGCACAAACGGGTGCTGCTGCTGGTCGGGTTGATGATGACGGTATCCTGGTTGGACAAAACCGTTATTACAGACGTGTTAGAGTCAAAAATTTGATGTGAAGACATTTTACATCAAATCTCTGGAGACCCCAAAAGGGTCTCCTTTTTTTTATCTAAATATGTTAAGAACCTATTTTAATATGGCGTATATCTATAAAGCAACCAATAAATTTAATGGAAAGTTTTATATTGGACAAACTTCATATGATAAGTTGAGTAAAAGAGTTGCATCTCACATATATTATGCACGAAATTCAAACTCAAACTTACCGTTTCCAAATGCATTGAGAAAATATGGAAAAAATGGATTTGATTGGGAAATAATAGAAGAGTGTAAAAAAGATGAAAGGGGTAAAAGAGAGATATATTGGATAGATAAACTAAATCCAGATTATAATGTGACGCTAGGAGGTGATGGTGGTACTCTGGGTCGTCCCTGCCCAGAACATGTTAAAGAGGCAACAAGAAAGTCAAGAATAATAGCAGTAAGAGATAGAACTACAGGAAAAGAATACGCTTCAATGAAAGAGGCAAGAAAAGATACGGGAGTAATGGAAAGTAGTATAAGCAGGTCTATAAAGAACAATGGACCAAAATGTAGATGGGAAAATATAAATATTTAAAAAAAATGGCAAATTTAGGTAATGCTCTGAGTAATCAAATAACAAATAGAAACTTCTTATCTACCGGAGGTTTTAAATTTGTTTTGAATAGAGTACCAAAAGTTACTTTTTTCTCCAATGAGGCAGGAATTCCAGGAATTACATTAGGAACTTCCAATCAACCTTCATATCTAAAAGACTTAGATATTCCAGGAGACAAAATAGAATTTGATGATTTTAGATTGAGATTTTTGGTTGATGAGAATTTGGAAAACTATATGCAAATTCAAAAATGGATTCGTGGATTAGGATATCCAGAATCATTAAAAGAAATATTTGATTTGCAAAATGAACCACCAACTATTGACAATCGAAACTCAAAGATGATGAACATCTATTCAGATGGATCACTTGTAGTTTTAAACAGCAATTATAGTCCACAATTTAAAATCATCTTTGAAGATATGTTTCCTTATGCATTGAGTTCTTTGGATTTTAATGCTCAAGAAACAGACACAGAATACTTTACAGCAGAAGTATCTTTCAAGTATACTGTATACTATATAACTGATATGAAAGGAAATAGACTATGACAATTGATTTGGAATCTTTGCAGGAAATGTGGGAAAGAGATTCTAAAATAGATATTGACAATCTACATTTAGAGTCTCTGAAAATTCCCATTCTTCATGCAAAATATCATGATCTTTATAACAAAACTTTTCTTTTACGAAAAAAATCAGAGCAAACAAGAAAGGAAATAAATTTAGATAGGTATAAGTATTACACGGGAAAATCCCCCGCAGAAGTATATGCAGAGGATCCATTTCCATATAAGATTAGAGATAAAGAAACGATACAAAAATATATTGAAGGAGATAATTCCATTTCCAGTATATCAATGAAGATAGAATATTATAATGTCATATTGCAATATCTTGAAGGAATCATAAAAATGATTGAGAATAGGAGTTATCAGATTAAGAATTCCTTGGAATATATGAGATTCCAGTCTGGATTGGGATGATATATAGTTGTAGCAGCATGAACCAATGTGACTGATATTAAAATTCATAAGAAGAATGAGGTTTACATCAAGTTAGAATGTGAACCTCATATTTTGTATGAACTGCAAGAGTATTTTACTTTTGAGGTTCCTAATGCAAAATTCATGCCTCAGAGAAGAAATAAACATTGGGATGGAACTATTAGACTTTTGTCCGTACATACAGGAGAAATCTATGTTGGTCTCCTAGACAAAGTTATAGAAAAAATTAAACTGCATAATTATACTTACGAATTTGTAAACAATAAGTATTACGGTCTTCCATTTGAGATTAATGAACATATATCCTTAGAAGGTGTTAAGGATTATATGAATTCCATATGCTCATTTGCACCAAGAAGTTATCAGATTGAGTGTGTATATGATGCTCTGAGATATAATAGAAAGTTGCTGATCAGTCCAACTGCATCAGGTAAATCTTTAATGATTTATTCTATTGTCAGATATTTTGAAGCAAAGGGACTAAGAACTTTGATTGTTGTTCCTACAACAAGTCTTGTAGAACAAATGGTAAATGATTTCAATGATTATGGGTGGGATGCTGATAAGTATTGTTATAAAATTTACGCAGGAAGAGAAAAGGAAAATAATCATCCAGTCACTGTAACTACATGGCAATCCATTTACAAATTAGATCGTTCATTCTTTGAAAATTATGATGTTGTAATTGGTGATGAGGCACACCTTTTTAAAAGTAAGTCATTAATTAATATTATGTCCAAGTTGCATAATACAAAATATCGTTTTGGATTTACTGGAACACTTGATGGAACTCAAACACATAAATGGGTTCTTGAGGGATTGTTTGGACCTTCATATAAAGTTACTAGAACATCTGAATTGATGGAGAAAGGTATTATATCAACTCTTGATATTTTTTGTCTATTGTTAAAGCATGGAAGTAAAAAGTTTGAAACCTATGAAGATGAAGTTCAATATTTAATTGGAAATGAAGGAAGAAATAAATTTATCAAAAATCTTGTTTTAGACCTGAAAGGAAATACTTTGGTTCTTTTTTCGAGAGTAGAAACTCATGGCAAGATTCTATACGACATGATAAATAATAATGCAGGAAACAGAAAGGTTTTCTTTATTCATGGTGGAGTTGGTGTTGACGAAAGGGAGAAAGTAAGAGAAATAACTGAAAGAGAAAATAATGCTGTGATTGTTGCTTCTTATGGAACAATGAGCACAGGTGTAAATATAAGAAATCTACATAATGTAATTTTTTCATCTCCAAGCAAATCTAGGATTAGAAATCTGCAAAGTATTGGAAGAGTTCTAAGAAAGTCAAAAAATAAAAATAAGGCAGTCTTATATGATGTAGCAGACGATCTGACATTTAAGTCATTCAAAAATTATACCCTCAACCATTTTATAGAAAGAATTAAAACATATAACGAAGAAAATTTTAATTACGAAATAATACCAATCAATTTAAAGTAGTAATGTTAGAAGAAGAATTTTATGCGACAATAAAATTTAAAAATGGAGAAGAGGTGTTTACTAAGGTAACAGTATGTGATGAAGATAGTATTTTTTTGATACTTCTTCATCCTCTGATTGTAACTGAAATTAAAGAAAGAAGTAAATCAATTGGATTTAAAGTAGAACCTTGGTTAAAGACAGCAAGTGATGATACATTTATAGTATCTCTTGATGACATAATCACAATATCTGAGACTGATAACTTAGAGATGATTATGGCTTACAAGTCTTATGTCAGACAAACAACAAAGACTAAGAATGTAGAATCTAAGATCAATCGTAAGATGGGATATATAGGATCTATTAGTGAAGCCAAAGAGATGTTAGAAAAGATCTTTAAAAGTAACTCTTAGAATCTTTAAGCTTTAATGTTCCTATCAAACCTGACAAAGATATTCTACTGGTAATTTGAATACTTGTCAACTTGCCAAAAATCAAATAAGGTGGTATTATGTTTATACGATGATAGATATATAAATGATTACTACGCACGTAATGACAAAAAGAAAAAGATCTATTCACTACGTGAATAATAAAGAATTTCTTTCCGCTTTAATCGACTACCGTAATGATGTTGAGGTGAGTTATATAAAGAAGTATGGAAGAGAACCCACTAAGGATGACAGAGGAACTAGATGGGACACTAAACCACCAATTCCAAATTATATTGGAGATTGCTTTTTAAAGATTGCAACTCACTTATCATTTAAACCAAACTTTGTAAATTACATGTTTAAGGATGATATGATTTGTGACGGTATTGAGAATTGTGTTCAGTATATTCATAACTTTAACCCAGAAAAATCTCAGAACCCTTTTGCCTACTTTACTCAAATTATTCACTACGCATTTTTGAGAAGAATCCAAAAGGAAAAGAAGCAGATTGAGATTAAGAATAAGATTTTGGAAAAGAGTGGTTATAGTGAAGTCTTCGAAGGTAGCATGATTGACGGAGAGAACTATTCCGACTATAATCAGATTAAGGATAATGTTCACAGCAAATTGAGAAGTTAATGAAGGTTGCAATCATTACTGATACCCATTGGTGCGCTAGAAAGTCTTCTAAGGTATTCCAAGATTATTTTGAGTTATTCTATAAAAACGTGTTTTTCCCGACGCTGGAACAGTACGGGATTACCACTGTTATTCATATGGGTGACGCATTTGATTCTAGGAAATCCATTGATCTTTCTGGTCTAGAATGGACAAAGAGAGTTGTATTAGAACCTCTTTCTAAGTATGATGTAACTTTAATTACTGGGAATCATGACTGTGCTCTAAAAAATAGCAACAGAATTAACTCCCCAGATCTTTTGCTCAAAGAATATAAAAACATTAAAACTTATAGTGAACCAACAGAAATTAATATTGGTGGTTTAGATATTTTACTTTTACCCTGGATTAATCAAGAAAATGAGGAAAAAACTTTCAAACTTATTGAAAAGACAACTAGCAAGTGTGCGATGGGGCACCTTGAACTCGCAGGATTTAGAGTTAATAAACAAATCGTCATGGAGCATGGTTTGGAAAGCAAACTATTTGCGAAGTTCTCCAAGGTCTTTAGTGGCCACTATCACACTCGATCGACTGACGGAAAAGTATTCTACTTAGGGAATCCTTATGAGATGTTCTGGAGTGATGTAATGGATGATAGAGGATTTACAATATTTGATACAGAAACACTAGAACATACTCCTATCAACAATCCAAATCGCTTATTTTATAACATTTACTACGACAACAGCAACTACCAAACTTTTGATATGAGAGAGTATGAAAACAAAGTAGTAAAAGTAATTGTTAGGAAAAAAGATGATCCTGGAAAGTTTGATAAATTTATTGATAAGTTGTATGCATCAAACATTAGCGAACTAAAAATTGTTGAGACTTTTGACATTTTAGAATCTAATGATTGTGAGTTGGATGAGTCAGAAGACACTTTGACTATTCTCAATAAATATGTTGACGATTCAGAAATAAATCTTGATAGAAATAAAATAAAGAATATTCTTAAAGAAATCTATCAGGAGTCTTGCGAAATGGTTTAACATGTTTATTTTAACTATCTCTGGAAGAGAAGATGAAGGGGCATATTCAGTAACTGATGAAGATGGAGATAAAATACTCTACATCTTTGAAGAAGAAGATGATGCAACAAGATTTGCTATTCTTCTTGAGGAATCTGGATATCCAGAGATACATGTAATAGAAATGGAAGATAATTTGATTTTAAAAACTTGCGAGATGTATGGATATCTTTATACTATAATAACCCCAGATGATATTGTAATTCCACCTGAAGATAATGATAACTTTCAAAAAGATTCGTTGGCGTAATTTTTTAAGTACCGGAAATAGTTTTAATGAAGTAAATCTTCAAGGAAGTGGAACTAATCTTATTATTGGAAACAATGGATCTGGTAAATCCACAATTCTTGATGCACTTACATTCTCCCTTTTCGGAAAACCTTTTAGGAAGATTAATAAACCTCAACTAAAAAACTCAGTAAACGAAAAAGAGTGTGTAGTTGAAGTTGAGTTTACTATTGGAAATACTGAATGGAAAATCATTAGGGGGATAAAACCCAATGTATTTGAGATTTGGAGAGATGATAAGTTGCTTGACCAGGCAGCAGCATCTTTGGACCAACAAAAGTGGTTGGAGCAAAGTGTAATCAAAATGAATTTTAAATCATTCACCCAAATTGTTATTTTGGGTAGCAGCACTTTTGTTCCCTTTATGCAATTGTCTGCTGCAAACCGAAGAGAAGTTATTGAGGATCTTCTTGACATCAAAGTTTTTTCTTCTATGAATTCTATTATTAAAGATAGAATTAAGTTGACAAGAGATGAAATTAAACTTCTTAATTTAAAGAAAGATTCTTTGGTTGATAAAGTTGAAATGCAAAAGAACTTTATTGAAGAACTTGAAAATCGGGGTAATGCCAATATAAATGCCAATAAAGAAAATATTGCCAATCTAGACAAAGAAATTGGCGAATATATTGATGCCAATGTGATTGTAGAGTCTCATTTGGAACAGTACACAAAAGAACAAGAATCTTTGGTTTCTGTTGGCGATAAGTTGAAAAAACTTAATAACATGAAGGGTAAGATTTCCCAAAAGGTATCGACCATTACACAAGAACATAAGTTTTTTAATGAGAATTCGGTATGCCCTACATGCACGCAGTCAATTGAAGAAGAGTTCAGAATAAATAGGATTAAGGACGCTCAAAATAAAGCAAAGGAGTTGCAATCTGGTTATAAAGAACTGGAGGAGGCAATTAAAGAGGAAGAAGAGCGAGAGCGTCAATTCATTGCTCTATCTAAGGAGATTACAAAGTTAACGCATGGCATTTCTCAAAACAACATTAAGATTTCTGGGTGTAGAAGACAGATCCAAAATTTGGAATCTGAAATTCAAAGAATTACCGAACAGTTACAAAACAGAAATACTGAACATGAGAAGTTAAAGTCTTTTAAAGAAAATCTAAAAACTACATACGAAGAATTAGAATCTAAAAAAGAATCAATTAATTACTACGACTTTTCTTATAGTTTACTTAAAGACGGTGGAGTCAAATCCAAAATCATTAAGAAGTATCTACCGCTGATAAATCAGCAAGTCAATCGTTATCTACAAATGATGGACTTTTACATTAACTTCACACTTGATGAGGAATTTAACGAAACCGTCCAGTCACCAATTCATGAAGACTTTTCATATGCTTCCTTTAGCGAGGGTGAAAAAATGAGGATCGATCTTGCACTCCTTTTCACTTGGCGTGAGGTTGCAAGAATGAAGAACTCGGTAAATACAAATCTCCTTATCATGGATGAGGTGTTTGATAGTTCGCTTGATGGTTTTGGAACGGATGAGTTTCTAAAAATTATTCGTTATGTAATCAAAGATGCTAATATCTTTGTTATTTCTCACAAGACTGGTTTGGAAGATAAGTTTGAGAATGTAATTAAATTTGAAAAAGTCAAAGGTTTTTCTAGAATGGGATAAACCAATTTTTAAACTGTCCACTGGGAGGTCTTCGGACCTCCTTTTTTTGTAATAATGGTCTCATACGCAACGGAGACCAATGACCGTCAACCACGAAATCAAATCCCAACTTGCCAAACTGCTTGCCACTGAGGATTTGGTGGTGGAGCACAAGAAGGTCTCTACGGCGTCTTTTGACGTGCTGAATAGGGTTCTGACCCTTCCTATGTGGGAACGCGCTTCTAGCACCGTATACGACATGCTGGTGGGGCATGAAGTGGGACATGCACTCTTCACTCCCAGCGATGAATGGGGGT